TATGTACTTTTACATGAAGATTAGCTCTGGTGTCAAGAGAAAAACGCGCCTGCATTTCTGTGATATCACTTTGATATCGCGGTAGAGGATACGTCACGCGCATTGTTACTTGTTCTGCGCTATTTGTAACTCTCGTTGTTTCCTATTTTTTCGCGTGTCCGTTTTTGTCCGTTTCTGTCCGTCTCTATCGCGGTAGCCAACGCATCGCACGCGCAATCTCCCACTCCAGATGCGCTGCGCCGCCCTCTTGCAACTCCGCCACTGCGCGCAACGCTGGCAGTCCCGATTCAATCGACTGCATCACTTCCGCTCGCGTCGCTTCCCGTCCCTCGCAGTACCACTCCACGCCTGATGGATCGCCCATGCGCAGCACGAAGCCGCCCGCGCCATCTCTCTGCACTTCATAGCTACGTGCGAACCATAGCAGCGCCACGCCGGGATTCCGCTTCAGTCCCATGCCCCCCGCGCCAAACGGCACAGACGCGGTTACATGATCCTCGCGCCTCCGCATCTTCGGCATGGTGAGGAATGGGCAAGCCTTCGCAGAGAATCGCGCGCACTCGATGTGCGATGGCGGCTCTGAGCTGGTGCGGTTTATCGCGCACATCGGACCTATCACAAAAGGATTCGGCACCTTCGAGCGCAGTTGCTTGCCGCACACCCAGCAGAGCTTTAGACGTATCGCCGCCATCAGCTTGTCCATATCTGCAACGCGAAACTCTGGCTCGCCATCGAACCATCTCACGAACCACGGCACGACAAAACCGCGCTTGTCTATAGGCAGGTGCCGCATATTCACTGGAATGGTGGGCATCTCTCGAAAGGAAATCGCTGTGCTCAAAACAGTCCCTCCTCATCCACGGCGCGACGCAGCGCCGCGTTTACTTTGTCGCTCGACTCATACACGGAATCATCGTCGCCAGGATCGCGCAGGAAGCGATTGCAGTTCCCGCACCATAGCTGGTCCACGTCATTGGGGTTGCAGCTCGTCTTACCGCACACCAGGCACGTTATCGAGCGCCCGCCAGGACACTCCGGCGCTTCATTGATGCGATAGCGGACCGTCAATTGAACCCCTCGATCCACTTGCGCACTTCCTCGCCGTCACGCATATGGCCGCCGAACAGCAGCATTCCGCCCAGCATGATGCCGGCATGGTCGCTTAGATCATCATGCTTTTGCAGATCGGAGATCATCGACGCAACCGCCTGCTCCAGATCGCCAGCGTCCACGTACTCCAGCGCGCGGCGCTTTGCCCATGCGAGATGCTCCGCGCGCGTCATTTGCTTGCCGTCTGCGGACGTTGCTTGTGCATCTTCCTAACCGCCGCTTGCACTTCTGCCAACTGCTCCAACACATCCAGCGGGAGCTTTGTTGTATCGGTGCGCTGCACTGTCAGGTCATCGGCAAATTCCAGGATCGCGGCGCAGTTCAGACAGACCGTCACATCCCCCGGCTTAGGCCGCGCATGGCTAAATGCCGCCGTTGCCGCGTCTATCGCATACTTGCATTCAGGGCATGGTGAGGACTTCTCGAATCGAGTTTCGGTGTCCATCGTCACGCTAGGCATCGGCTCTCTGCTCTCCTAAAATGCGCAGCGCACAACGCATACAGAGCACAGGTACAGAGCGCGTGGCCAGCGCTCTCTGTGAGCGCGGCGACAATGAGACTACCGCCTCGCACTCCGTGCACTTTGCACGCACACACCCGCGAATCCGCCCCGGCCAAGCGCTCCCTACAACGGCAGAGGCCTCTTCGATGCTATCGGCCACTTCGTTATCTTTCATGCCGAAAGATCGACCTATACTGCGACGGCGCTCATGGAGTGTGATTCCCTGGCGTCGCAACTCTTCATCAAACTCTGCCTCGGTGACGGATTTCATAGTGATATCACTGTGCTACTGTTTTGACTCGCGCAGAATCTTCTCATTGATCGCTTCGAGAATCCACATATTGCGGGAGATATTCACTGCCCTGCGACCGACCAGGCGGTCCACGGTGCCAAGATTGTTTTCCGGTATGCGCAGCATCACCATGACAAAAGGGCCGCGTCCAACAGGTCCTGGCTTCTTTCCGCTCGCGCTGGAGCGTGAAGGACTCCCGCCGCGACCGATCACTGCGTTTATGTCTTTCGCTGAGGCTGAGCCATTGGCGCTGGGGCGGCGAGTAATCGGCATGTAACTGAGATTCCCCTTATCTGGCGGAGTATAACTCTGATATCCAAGTTATATCACTATGCACAAGGGGAACGCGGAGAGGTTCCGCGTTCGATATCAGTGTTTCGCTGGACGAAACACGTAGTTGTACAGGCCTTCGATTTCTTCTATGGCCTTGGGATCGGCGGGCTTCAGCTCCACCACCGCCAGGCCGCGAGCGGACGCATTGGCAAAGCTCTTGCGCGAGCCAAGCGAGGCCGCGATGAACTCGCAGCCTTTGGTTTCCCGCAGCAGCTCCGCCGTCTCCGCATTGTCCTGGCCGCGCGGATCGGCGCGGTTGATAAAGCACATGACTCTGAGTTTGGGATTCACCGGCCGCACTTCCGTGATGAGATCGGCCACGGCTTCGATAGTCCAGACATCGAATGAGCGCGGCACGAATGGCACCAGGACGATATCCGCAATCACCAGGGCGGCGCGTTGGCTGGTGGTGTCACGGCCGCCCACGTCGATGATGATGTCGTCGTACTTGTTCGCCAAGCGCATCACCTGCGTTCTTACAAGCTGGCCCGAGAGAGCTACGCACGTATACCCTGCACCGCCACTGCCTTTTAATTCTTCCGTCCGCAGATTGGTAAAGTCTTTTGAGGTCTCTTGCTCATCTGCATCCACTAGCAGAACATCGCCTGATTTGCTCCGCATTACCGTCAAATTTGTTGCAACGGTAGACTTCCCAGCCCCACCCTTCAGGCCTCCAACCACAACAATCATGGTGCTCCTTTTGAACGAAAGTGTTTAAGCGGCATCCGGCATCTCTCGCACCCGGATTGCTTCCGGCCACTCTTCCATATCCGAGGCGCGGCGAGTCCGTGTGTCTGTGGGTGAATGTCCGGTTTCGTGAGTGGCCCCATAGACGTTGGTTGCAGTCCCGAGCTGCTTAACGAAGATCGGCACGCCGGCGGCTTTTCCCTGCTCTATCAGCGAGCCAATCCATTTCACATCACAAGGCCTGGCCTCCGGTCCTCCCTCGCCGGAGACAACCACCCAGCTCACGCCGGCGTCGCCAAGCCAGTGGGATAGCCGGATCGGTGCCAGGAGAGGCTCAGCGGCCACGTAATGACGCGCAGAGGGCACTTTAAGAAGCACAGGCACCCGGAAGTTGGCCGCGGATTGATTCTCTACCGAGACGCCATGCCACACGTTTGGCAGCGGCCCCTGCAGGTGCCCGTCGCTGGGATAGGGCTTGCCGTGGCGGTCCCGATAGATGCGGCGGGCTTCCGCCTCAATTCGGCTCCAGATCTCCGGCGCGGAGAAATACCGCTCCATCACCTGCGGCCGCTTGGTGAGCACCTGGAAGGTGTGCTGTCCACAGAGCGCCATCACCCCATAGGCCTCATCGCGCCAGGCGTCCGGGATGCGCTCGTGGAACAGGTCCGACATGGTATCCACCGCGATCATGCGGCTATCCTGCCAGCGGAGCGGCTCGAAGGTTTTCTCCGTGGCGTGGACCAGGCGGCCGGTCCATCGCGGCGCCCCCAGCGGGCTATACTTCGCGATGCCGTAGTACACTTGTCCCTGCTTTGCTGACTTGGCAGCAATACGCCGGGCGTAACAGTTGCGGCACCCACTACTTACGGCCGAACACCCATAGGTAGGGTTCCAGCTCGCATCCACGCTTTCGATACGGGATCGGTCGCCCATCTAGTTTTTCCCCAGCAAAGCTAACAGCCTATATATCACTCTGATAGTAAAACGATATCACCTCAATTCCCCGATGTCGCTGTTGCGTCTGTAGTTACCTCTGCCATTCGTTTCTGCCAGTTGCGTACAATCGTCACCAGCTCCGGAGCGATTGTTGTGTTACCTGCATCGAGCCTTGCGATACACTCGCGGGCCTCCTGCTCCCATTCCTCGACGTTCCGCAGCAGATTGCCGCCCCATGGGAGCTTATGCCCCTGCTGTCGTCGCACCGACAGGTACGCGAGCATTTCGTGAGTCTTAAAGGCTTCGCTCTTTTCCTTCTCCGCGGCCTCCGCCTTTAGCTCCGCCTCTGACTTCCCGGTTGGCCCATAGGTTCCGTCGAGCACTTTGGCCACTATGCCGCTGTTGCTCACCAGCCAATCGAAGGTCGCATGAAACTCCTGCTTTGGTGTCCCACGCAAGAGAAATTCCGTGTGCGAGCAGGCCCAGGCTGCGCGCGTGAAGTCTTCGAGTGTGAGCCCTTCTTTGATGCGCCGGCGAAGCTTATCGAGCCGCTCCCCTGTGAGCTTGGTGGCCTGCGGCAGCGGACCGCGGTTGTCATTCCAGGCCTGTTTCCATGCGTCATAGTCGGTCGAGGCCTGCGCCGCCGGCGTCGCGCGCGTGTTCCAGATCGCGAGCGCCGCGGATAGCGTGCGGCACTGGACACTCACGCTATGGCCTTCGCTATTACCTACCACTGGAGGCACATCGTCCCACTGCGCGCATTGGATGAGCGCGAGGCCTGCGTGTTCGATGACTTCGGGGCCGCGGCCACAGAACGGGCACGGCAGCGGTATGAGCACATTTTGTGTACGATCAGGCACGGTAGCACCATCCTAACGAGGGATTCCATGTATGCAGGCTAAAGACGAGGTTTTGATTCAGCTCCGCGACGATATGAAGGAGTCCGCCATCATCGAAGTGTTGCGCCAGTTGTCGCAGATCGAGCATCGGCTTATTCAAATCTCCATCACCGCCGGCGCGAAAGTTGCCCATCCGTTCCTGGCTTCCCTGCTTCAGTCCGCAGGCAACCTGGAAGGTGCTATTTACCTGCTCCAACAAGCCAACGCGCAGAAAAGTGGAATCGTTGGTGTAGACCAGCAAGCCGGATTTATTCGCCCACAGTGATATTATTCTGATATCAGAGTTATAGTGTGATATCAAACTGAAAACGAGGCGCGTACATCCATGAACATCCTCATGGGCAAGAGCTTTCCGGTTGATACCGATGCTCTCCGCCGCACCCACCTACTCATCACCGGCGTGTCCGGCTCTGGCAAGAGCTACCGTCTCCGCTGCCTGGCTGAAGAACTGGTGCCGGTTATGCCGGTGTGGATCTTCGACGTGGAAGGGGAGTATTTCACGCTGCGTAAGAAGTTCCCGTTCCTGTTGTTTGGCGAGAATGGCGACGCGCCGATGTCGGTAGGCACGGCCGCGGTGCTGGCGCGCAAGATGCTGGAATGGCGCCGCTCCGCCATCTTCGATCTCTCCGGCCTGGACGTGGAAGATCAGCACCGCTGGATGCGCCTGTTTCTCGATTCGCTGATGTCTGCGCCGCGCGAGCTGTGGAGTCCTATTGCGTGCTTGGTGGATGAGGCGCACCTGTGGGCTCCGGAGAAGGGCGAGGGCGTCTCCGAGGCGCTCACCGCGATGAAGAACCTGTGTTCACGCGGCCGCAAGCGGGGCATCTTTGTGACCCTCGCCACGCAACGGCTTTCCAAGCTGGCGAACAATTGCGCGAGCGAAATGCAGAACTATCTGGTGGGCCGCGTCACCCTGACCAACGACCAGGAGCGCGCGGCGAAGACGCTGGGCGTGTCCACGCGCAAGCAAGAGCGCGCCGCCTTCTATCACGAAATCAAGGTGCTCAAGGATCACACCTTTTACGGGCAGGGAATTGCGATCTCTCCGGATCGGACGTTGCTGCGTCCCATCGAGGCGCGGACTACGCATCTCCGGCCTGGCGATCTCCAGGACATCCAGCAGCCCGCGGCGCCGGCGGAGATCAAGGCTTTCCTGCCGCTGCTCTCCAACCTGGCCAGCGAAGCGAAGGAGCTGGCCGGCGCGAGCAGCTCCGCGAGCAGCGGGGAATTGCAGGCGCTTCGCACCGAATTGGCGAAGGCCACTCACTTGCGCGATGTAGCGATAGAGTCGCTCCGGTGTTTCGCGGCCGCAATGAGCCCGGTTGTCCAGTCTGCCCTGGATACGCTGGAGCAGCTCCGCAAAGAGGCTGGATTGCAGAGTGATATCACTGTGCCTGCTATCACTGTGCTATCGCCGGAGCCGTACAATCTTGAATCTTTCCAGCGCGAACACCCAGACGTCGCGGGCACAATTCGAGCCTCGACCAGCAACGGCACCAAAGCAAAGGCCGCGGAAGAGGCGCGCGAGACGCCGGAGGAGCGCGCGCAGAACAAGCTGTTGGCCGCGCTCATCTCGGCCGAGGACACCGGCTTTGCTTCGCTCTCGCGGACCTGGCTGGCGGTGGCCGCGCGCATCAGCCCTTTGAGCAGCGACTATCGCAAGCACATCAGCCGACTGGAGCAGGCCGGCCTCATCGGTTATCCCGTGCCTGGCGAAATTGGGCTCACCGCAGCCGGCAGAGAACTGGCGCGCCGGTTTCCGGCGCGCCGCATCAGCCAGGCGGATTTGCTGGCCTCATTCGAGAAGCTGTTTAAGCCGGCGCGCTATCGCATCATGCTGGCCCTGGCCAACACCAAGCGTGGCGAGTGGGTGACGCGGGAGTGGCTCGCGGAAGCCTCCGAGCAGAGCGTTAATTCATCGGCATATCGCGAGCACATGAGCGCCTTGCGCGGAATGGAGCTCATCGAGCTTGGGGGCGACGGCAAGGTGAAGGCAAATCCGTTCGTCTTCACACCGGACGTGATGCGATGACCCTCGAACATCTGCGCCGCACCCTGCACGCCGAGCTGCGCCACACCTGGGTTGAATTTGAGAAGCACAGCGAAATAAATCGCTGCGACACGGACAGTTCGGGATGTCCGGCGCGCGTGCGATTTCAGGAGCGCATCCGCACGCTCAACTTTGCGCTGGAGCAGGCCGGCGGCCGCAAGATGGACGAGAGCTATCAGTGGGGACCGGTCGAGGGAGCATGAGCAAAGCACTTAAAGGCGCCCGCTATGTCGGAGTCCGCGCACCGCTGGTGGACCCACAGGGCAACCGGATTGATATGCACGTCGTGGCGGTTGACCATCCCGCTGGCAGATGGGAAGCGATCTATTGCAAAACAAAAGAACAAGCCGAGGCCATCGCCCAGCTCGCGCAGGAGTCCGACCAAAAGCCACCAACGGGGAATGGAGCGCCTGAGCGGCACGACATGGAAGTGTTCGTCAATCGTCTCGGGTCAACCGGAGCCATTGTCTGTAGCTGCGGGCTGGCGACTACCTTTACGACGCTATCGCCAGACTGCGAACAGCTAGCAAGGGACGGCCTGGTTAGGCTACACGAGCGTCGCAGATGAACCGCCTGCGCATTGAAATCCCGCTGGTGCCGCCCACGGTGAACCACTACAAAAAGCCGGCGCTTTTCCCGCGGCGCCGCGGAGGTCCGCCGGTGCGCGGTATGGTGCTCACCAAACAGGCCATCGCGTACAAGGCGGCCGTTGCCATCTTTGCCCGCGGGGAAACGCTGGCGCCGACGACGGAGAGCGAGCGCCGCAAAACCAAATACATGCTTCAGGCGACCGTCTACCTCGGACACAAACAGCGCGGCGACGGTGACAACTTTTGGAAGTGCCTGGCGGACGGCCTGGTGGAATCCGGCGTAATCCATTCCGACGCGGCCGTGACCAAGTGGCATATCGACGTGGCGCGGGACCGCGCGAATCCGCGCACGGTTGTGGAGATCAGCACGCTATGAGCCCGAGTAAAAAACTCATTGCTGTCCAGTACGAGATGAGCAACCACATGGACGCCATGCTGCGACTGTTCAAAGCTGGCGCAAAGATCACTGTGGTGGTGCGCAACCCCGGCTTTGAAGATGCCGATGTAGTGATTGGAAGCGATGACCTGGACGAAGCCATCGCAGCCATCGAGCGAATGAAGAAGCGCGAACCTACGTTTCGCGTGGGAGAGCCGCTATGAGAATGATCATGTTTGTCATCTACGACAACCCGCGGGATTTCCCCCACAAGTTCGTAGTGCGCAGATGGCACATGGAGGGCCTTACTTTTCAGCCAGATTGGGTGCCGCTTATCGTCTGTGACGTGTTTGAAGAGGCGCGCGCTGCAATCCCCGTTGGTGCCCACAATCTCGGCCGCTACGACACCGACGATCCCGCGATTCGAGAGGTTTGGATATGAGCCAATGGAAGCCCCGCACGGGGCAGAAGATAGAGAGGCTGTATGCGTGGGTGGCTACCGAACCGGACGGCGGCGAAGGTGTGTGCGGCGCTTACGTCCCCGAGCTGGGCGGCCTGGTGCCGCTGGTGGGCGCGGACCGCGAGCGCATCGAATCGCTACGGGACCACGCGGCAATCACCCGCAAAGCCAGCGGCTACCCGGTGCGGATGGTCGAGTTTTCTACGCGCACCAACATGGAGGAATTGCCGTGATTGTGTTTTCTATCAACGTTCATGACGAACAGCGCACGGTGCTGGCAATCGTGCTGGAGAAGGACAATCTGGAGCGGATGAAGCAAGGGGACCCCGCCACACTGGAATCAGTCAACTTTGGCGGAGTGCTGCCAGCGCCGGCTTATTGGCAACGCCTAAGCATCCTGATTGCCTACCTCGAAGACAGCACGGAGTTTTACGAGATCGCCCGCAGATCGAAGGCCGATCCCGTCGAACTCCTGCGTTACCTGGAGAAGAACCGGCAGTGGCGGCCGGAAGTGGACGGGCTGAAAAACGCCGCCAACCTCAAGGACTTTGGCAAACACTCTGCGTAACCGCGCGGCCGAGTGATATAACAATCGCACCGAAGTGATATCACAGTTATGTCACGGTTTCCCTAATGCCCGGCCCTTTTGACGATCTCGCTCGACTCAGCCACACCTATGCCGCTGAAGACTTTATGGCGCAGCGCAAACGGCTGCGCGAGGCGCGCGCCAGGTGGATCGAGGAGAACGAGTGCCCCACCGCCTCCACCATCGAGCACACCGACGCCGAAGGCAACCCCCTGCTCGACAAAGACGGCAAGCCCAAGGTGACGGCGCTGGGTGGACCGTTCCAGACCGGCAAGATTCGCGATGAAAGCCGAGTGCCGCCGTCCGCTCGCGGATTCAAACCGTCCTTCACCGTAGAGCCGGCGGACCCCACCGTGGCCGCGGACCTGGACGAGCTGGACGAGATCATCACCGAAGCGGCGACGTTCATGGCGCCGGGCATCTACCGCGAATCACCCCACCCCGAAATCAGAGAAGGCGAGAGCTATGGCGAGTATCACGCGCGGGTCGCAGGCGAGTACGAACGGCAGACGGGCAAAGACGCAGTACGGCGACCAGTCCCCGATATTGACAGTGTTCGGGAACCCGCCGCAGATGATTCGCGTGGAGACGGAAGCGTACCTGCCACTGGCACAGGCCTTGGTGGAGAAGATCGGGCGAATGATGGTGGTGGTGGACAATCCGCCGCGGACGATTCTGGCCTCTCCGTCGAACGGGGTAGTCCATCCCAGCCTGATGCAGCCGGCGATGGCTCCAGCGAACGGCCAGGCGCCACAGCAACCGATTCTGCAGGCGGATCAGCTCCCGCCGGCCAGGAGTAACGCCACGGCGCCGCAGAGCACGGCCGGCACATGCACCAGGTGTGGCGGGACCGGCAAGACCAGCCGCGGCGTCACATGCCCGGTTTGCAACGGGAAAGGGGTGACGCGGTGAGCGACACAGAGCAAAAAGAGATGTGGGCACTGGTCGAGCTATTCGGCCATCAACGCATCGCCGGCAAAGTGACACAAGCGGAGATCGGATCGGGCGATCTTATCCGCGTGGACGTGCCGGCAGTCAAAGACCGCGCGCCGCTCACGAAGTATTACAACGTTAAGGCCATCTATGGGATTACGCCGGTAGACGAGGCAACCGCAACGCGCATGGCCGGTAGCATCAACGCGGCGCCAATCTCGGAGTGGGTTTTGGAGCGCGAGGTTGAACGGCTAAGAGGCCGACAGCTCCATAGCGGGGATGCAGAAGAGGAAGAGGAGAGCGTCCTGTGACCGCGATGAACGGCAAGCCTACGCTTTGCTTAGACTTCGATGGCGTCATCCACGCTTACACGAGCGGATGGCAAGGTCCCACTGTCATTGCAGATCAGGTGGTGCCCGGATTCTTCGAGTGGGCCAGGAAAGCGCGGGAGTCGTTTTCGCTAGTTATTTACTCCTCTCGATCTAAAGAGCCAGGCGGTATCGAGGCGATGGAAACCTGGCTTGAGTGCGAATATGCACGCATCTACGGAAGCGGCAAAGCCGATTCTGAAAATGCCATCCAGGACATGCTCACCTGGTTTACTTTCGCGCACGAGAAGCCGGCCGCATGGCTCACCATCGACGACCGAGCAATCTGCTTTGAGGGAACCTGGCCCGATATCGAGACGTTGCGCACATTCGTACCGTGGAATAAGCGCACACCGGAGGCGGCCGCCGTATGACGGTGACGAGACAGCAGCGCATCGAGACGCTTTACCGAGTGATGTACGAGTCATTCACGCCAAAGATGCTGCACTGGACGCCGATGTGGCTCAAGAAGCGGATGGCCACCACGCTGGGCTGGCGCCTGGTACGGACACTCGACGCTGATACATGGCTCCGCAAGCTATTCGTCAACCAACCAGGAGAACTCGCGCCCATCGCGCTCGATATGTTCGAGAGTTGCGCCAGCGGATCGAGCGGCCGCAAGTTTTTCAACCCCAAGTGGCTGTGGCGGACCGGCAAACTTATCTGGACCGGTAACCAGAAGCCGCCGGAGACGAGATCGGCGCTCTACGACAAGATCACGAGCCCGCCGCCGCTGAAAGCGCCGGGAATGCTGCCGGACGCGGCGGATTGTATGGACCGTGGAACGAGGGGCAAGAGGCTTCCTTTATGATGCATAGTGCTATCACTGTGATATCAGAGTTAGCGGAGGTTTTGGCATGGCGCGGATGAGCGAAATGGCGCCTGGCGGGCGGCTGCACTGTGGCAGTCCGAGTCATCCAGGGCACATGACCCGCGACACGATGTGTTTCCTGCAAGAGCAGAACGGGTTTTTCGTCTTCGGGTGCCGAGTGTGTACGGAGATCAACCAGCAACCGCAATTGCACGTAGTGGCCGCGACGCATGGCGGCCGAAAAATCTACAAAAACACCCGAAAGGCGGCGCACATTGACCGTGACGCAAAAGGCAACATCACCAGTTTCCGCTAATCCAGCGCGGAGCCGGAAGAAACCACCGGCCAAGGCCAGCAAAAACACCGCTCAGGCGGAGCGCGCGCGCAAACGCTGGGCCAAGGTGCCGGCCGAGGACCGCAGCGAGAACGCGCGCGGCATGGCGCTGCACCGCTGGGCCACCAGCGAGCACGGCTACGCCGAGGCCGAGCTGTATTTCAAAACGGCCGACCTGGACGAAGCCACGGAGTCCTACGCCCAGGTGCGGAAGATTTACGAGATGGCCGGCAAGGAGCTGGATGTCCGTCTGCAGGCCGAACGGCAGGATCAGGAAAAGTGCTCGAATCCGCATTGCACCGGCGGGCCAAAAGGCGATGCCAAAAGGTTTGACCGCAACAATCCCTGGTATCTGCGCTATTCGCAGAAAGACTCAGCGACCGGACGGCTTTACAACGTGTTTGCGTGCTCGCCAGGTTGCGCGGTCGCCATCAATGCACCGGGCACCAAGCCGCGCGAGGCGCCCATCACCGACGTGCGCAACCCCAACTTTCAACCGCGGCCGCAGTGAACCGTTAGGAGGTACTCCGCTATGTCCATCGGGATGATTCTGCTTATCCTGGCGCTTGTCTGTTTCCTCATCGCAACCTTCGCGCCGGCGTTGTGGCCGCGCATCAATCTGGTCGCGCTTCGCCTGGCGCTGTGCGTGCTCTACCTGTTGTTTGGTGGAGCGCGGGTGCATCCGTGACCAACGCCGCGGAGATCGCACGCCGGCGCGTATCGACGCCGGCGCCGGCGGGCGTAGAGCCACCAGGCTGGCGCGTCGAGGCGCTCCAGCTCCGGCGCAACAGAGAGGTATCGTCAACCAAGCTGGCCAAGCTGGTGCAGCAGTTCACGGAGCTGGCCGGCGGCGACTTCGAGCGCGAGCACGCGGAGCAGCTCGCCGAGTGCTGTTACTGGATTCAGCAGCTCTGCTTTGACTTGCACGTAGTTTTCCCCGGCGAGCTGCTACGCCACCGCCTGCGCGTGGAGCGGCAGAACCTATGATGAGGCCGAAGCGGTATCTGGATGACCGATTCGATGAGCTGCGCCGGCGCTGCGGGCTGACCTGGGACCAGGTGATGGCGCGGACCGTCGCGCGCTTTGAGCAGGCCGCCAACGAAGGGCTGACTGAGCGCAGCATTTGCCGCTTTCGGCTCGACAACCCCTTTATGCAGGATCATGCGCGCGATACCCTCGCCGCCCAGGCGCAGAAGGATCTAACCAAGCGCCGGGAGTATTGGAAGGGACTCGGACGGCACGGAGCAACGGTGAGATGAAAACGACAGCGGCAACCTCGCAAAAGAGTGTAGTGAACGGGCCACTCACGCAATTCAACCGCGAGGACCGCTGTGCGCTGGCGCGCGAAGTTCCCATGGATCAGGTTCCGGATCCGCCAGTGGGTTCGCGCAGCGGCCGCTGGACGGCGATCTACGGCAAGGTCGCAGCTCTAAAGCCGAGGATGGCACTGGAAATCCCCTGCCCGAACGCCAAGGATGCCACCTACGGCCGCACACAGTTGCGCAGCATGGCCAAGAAGAACGGCCGCATTCTCTCCACTTCGCGCAACGCCGACAGCACGCTGCTCTATGCCTGGCTGGAGCCACGGAAGCTGGCGGACGCATAAACCGAGAAGGGCACACATCGAAATGGCAAAGACAATCGCCGGCCGGCGGATCAAAACGCTTGAAGATGCACTCTCCGACGCCGCGGAATACATACGCAGCGACATCCGCAATGTCATTGAATGCGGCACCCGCGAGTATGACCTAACGACCGCGAACAAGGAAACGGCCGCGGCCATTGCGCACAGCAATGAGCTGCTAGACCGCTTGTACACTGCGCTCACTGGTGGACCGGCGCCCGCCGGCGTGTGCATCTTTTGCCGTTGCACAGAGGTTCAAGCCTGCGTTAACGAAGACGAGGAACCGTGCTCTTGGTTCGTGTCGAATGTTTGCAGTACTCCCGCATGTGTCGCGGCTTTCAAGCGCGACCTGCAAAAAAGGAATGGGAGTAACGGATGAGTCATCGCATCGTGTTGGTAGTCGAGTGTGACAGTGAAGAGGATATGCAGGCCTGCAAGAGAGCCATCGAGAGTTTGGAAACCTTGGAAGACCTGGGATCGCAGGCGATGATTAACGGTCCGACAGCACTTATCCGCACCAAAGACATCCAGGCCATTGCAGACCGGATGTTTGGACTCGCCGAAGAAGGCGACAAGCCAATAGAAACTTTGCTGGGCCTGGAGACATCCCCCGATGCTCGACCTCAACAGAGCTGAGCAATTCTTCGAGCGGCTCACGGTGAAGAACCGGCAGACCAACCGGCCGGTGCCGTTCCGTCTGAATCCATCGCAACGGCGGATCATGGACCAATGCCGCGCGCATACCAAGAAAAAGCGCCGCCTGTTCATCATCTTTCTCAAAGGCCGCCGGCTGGGCGTCTCCACCTGGACGCGCCGGCTCATGCTCGCGCACCTGATCGAGAAAGAGTATGCCGAAGGCCTGATTATGGCGCAGCAGAAGCCCACCGCGCGCGCACTGTACGAAGACTTTCACAAAGACGTCAAGCAACTCCCGCTGAGAAAAGACTCCTGGAAGTACACCCAGGCAGGGATCAACTTTTGGAACATCCATTCCAGCGCGACCTACCAGACGGCCGGCAACGTGGTGGGCACGCGCGGTTTGGGGTTCACGTTCCTACACGCATCCGAGGCCGCGTACTACCAGAACCCGGACGTGTTCCCCGCGGTGCTCTCCACCCTCTCCGATGACCCGGAGAACATGGGCGTGATTGAAACCACGCCGAACGGCAAGGAGGGACCGGGCCAGGCCTACTACGAGCTGTGGGAAGCGACGGTGCGCGGCGACACGGAATTTCTGCCGATTTTTCTCCCCTGGCATGAAGACCCGGATTACGTGCGCCATCCCTCGCGCGTGAAAGATGCGCCGCGTGACGACTACGAAAAGTACCTGATGCGGGATCTCAAATTGCCGCGCGAGCGCATCGCATTTTTCCGCGAGACACTCCACTCGAAGTGCGGCAGCGACCTGGACAAGTGGCGGCGCGACTATCCGAGCGATCCTGAAGAGGCGTTCAGCGTCTCCGGAGATCCCGTTTTCAACTTCGAGGATTTGAACATCGCGAAAAAGCAGAGCCGCGCGCTCACGAACTTTCATTTGATCGAGCTGGAGATGAGCACGGACGGCGAAAAGAGTGTGCGCGCGCTCGATGACCGCAACGGCCGCATTGCGATGTTTGAGAAACCGGACCCCGCTGCGCACTACTTCATCGGCGTGATGGTGGGCCACGGCGACCGCCAGGACCCGGACCCATCGGCCTGGGATGACACGCTGGCCGCCGTGGTGTGGAACGGAGAGACGGGCAAACAGGCCGCGCGCTACCACGATGTGCTGAGGCTCGAAAAGGCCAGCGAGCAGATGTACAAGCTGGGCAAGTATTACAACCAGGCAAAGATCGCCTGCGAGGACGGGAGCGGCGGATACAGCTCCAGGATCTTTCAGGAGCTACGCGACCGCTGGCGCTACCACAATCAATATCGCTGGAAGGGACGTAACGATAAGGTAAATATGGAACAGAGCAGTAAAAGCCTGGGTTTCACGCTCAACGATTACAGCCGCGCGAACATGCTCACGACGTTCCAAACCTGCCTGCGCCGTGGCGAGGTAATCGTTTCGGATCAGGAGTTTGCGGACCAGATGAGTGCCGCCCAATGGGAGGGTGGTTTCCGCTTTGAGGCCATATCGAATTTCGATGAAATCCTGTACGCCGGACTGGTGGGATGGATCGCCAAGGACCAGTGGCACCCCACCCCCTGTAGTAGTTACTCTGGTACCCAAGATGATGGCAGTTTTGAAGACGGGCTCGCGAGGTTTCCACACCAAAAGAGTCCTTTCGTGACTCTATCGGGTATAGTGGCCATGCGATTACGCACCCCTGAAGAACGGATGCGTGCTAGGGAGTTGGCGAGTGGCCAAGGCTAAGAAGCAAAGTAGTAAGCGGCCCGCAGTTACCTCACACACAGAAAACACAGAACAACCTTCTCTGTTGCAGAGTGATAGCACTGTGATATCACCCGACCAACCCCCGCAAAAGCGGGCTTCCCCGCGTAAGTACGGGCCGCGGCCCCGGCGCGAGCCACCACCGGACCTGGAAATTGATCCCGCGATCATCGCGAATATCCCCAAGATGAACTTCGAGCTGTTGCTCGTGCTGCTGATGCGCGAGAACGGCAAGGTGACACTCTCGCAAGCGGACCTGGACGCCGCGGACGATGAGCGCCATAACATTTGCTTCGCTCTTTCGCTCGACAACAAGGCACTTGAGGTGTTTGTTGTCAGCCGGCAGAGCGGCATCATCCGATCCCCCGAGGCGACGGCATGGGCTCAACCAAATCCGCACCAGCAGGCCATCCTGGCGCCCCAGCCAGGCGCAAATCAGCCGCTCTCACTCGCGACGCAGTACAGTCCGCCGCCACTCCCGCCCGTGGACGAAGCGGAGCAGCGACGACAGGAAGCGTTGAATATCGTCGAGAGCTGGCGCCAGCAGGGCCTATCCCCCGCGGCCAGCGGGGATGGCGCGCAGCCGCAGCCAGAGCCGCAGAGTCCGCAGCCGAACCGGATCGTGGAGATGCCGGCGAAGCAGGGGCCGGAGAAAGTGTTTCCGTTCCAGGTGGGGTCGAGTCCGCAGGATGCGAAGGAAGTGAGCCTCTCGGACATCCAGAACCGGTTGCTGAAGAAGGATCACGAGATAGCGCAGGAGGAAGCGGCAGCGGCCGCGCGAGTGGAAAGCCAAGCGTAGCGCAGCAGAAGGAAGAGGCGCGGCAGAAAGCCGCCACCGAAGGCCGCCCGGTAATCGAAGCCATTTTTAAGGCCTTTCGCACGGAATGCGGAATGACAAATGGAAACCCGCTGCGCGTGCTACAGGGCAAGCTCGCAGAAAATGCGCCGGATTTGATTCAGTTTGGTTTGGTTGGTTTGAAAGAGCTGGTGGGCATGATTCAGAGCCTTGAGACGCCGAACAAAGACGGTGACGATGCAGAGTCCGCCGAAGTGAAGCTGCAACGTTTCCTCCGCGGAGACGACGTGGAGCAGCCGGCGTTGGCCGCGAAAGGCCGCTTGCAATGATCGTCCTCACCGCTCGCCGCAGTGCGCCGGACATAGATCCGCGCATCCGTCACATGGACGAGTGGCAGCGGATCTCGAAGGCCAAGCAAGAGGACGCGCTGGGCGTCAACTACTTCGACGATGTAAAAGCATTCTTTGAGATGGGCCAGAGCGCGCCTTCACCGCGCTATCGGCCGAGTATCAGCATCCCCGAGCTGCAAGTGCTCATGATGCGTGAAGCGAATGACCTTTCCGAGTTTCAACCGCAGGCGTACATCTACAGTCAGAAAAAATCAGCACGACTGGATGAGATAGAGAAGGCCTTCAGCTCGCAGTGGGGCCAGATGTTTGTGCCTTATCACTTGCTGTATGCGTTTCTCCTCGCACAGTTCGCCGGAACCGCTTTTCTCCAGGTGGGCATCGACCCGCGCGCCAACAACGGACTCGGCCGCATGTGGACCAAGTGCCGCGACCCGCGCACGGTGAGCATGGACCCGAACACCGATTACACGCTCAACTGGAGCTGGATCATCCTGGAAGATTGGATCCACCTGGACGAGGTGAAAGCGCGCTTCCCCGAGTCGGCGCACAAACTCCCGCGGTATCCCGGAACCGCGACGCGCGATCTCCGCGCACCGGACGGCGGCAACGGTTTTGTTTTGCCACCGGGACCGTTTCAATCTATGCCGGCGCTCGATGCGGTATCGACGCCGCGCGGATACGCCACGCGCGTGCGCTGGTGCTTATGCAAGGACTACACGCGATCGCTCATCCCATCGACGTCGCCGAGCTCGCCGGCCAAATACAAGTGGGACTATCCCAACGGCCGCATGTTGGTGGAATGCGAAAACGTGATTATCGCGGATGGCCAGATCCCCTGGCCGCAGGGAAGATTCAACCTGGTGCCGGTGTGGGGGACGCCGCCGCTGTTTGGACCGTGGGCAGTGCCGCCGACCCGCTACACGCAAAACCTGCAAAGCCTGGCGGAGAAGTTTTACGCGCAGACCTACGAGAATTTCTGGCGCCTGAATAACGGCATCTGGTTCATCCCGGAAACGGCCGAGATCAACCAGAACCAGTTCGGTGGCGTGCCGGGTGAGAAGCAGACGTACAAGGGCGAGAAGCCGCCCAATTGCGTGACGCCGCCGGCGTTCCCCGATAGCTCGACCAAGATCCCGGAAACCCTGCTGCAGAAGCAGCGCGACATCCACGGATTCACCCAGGCGCGGCAGGGCAACCCGGGTGATGGCAACCTATCGCCGGAGTTGTTTGACGCGGCAGTCCTCCGCGGCCAGGGCATGACGCAGCTCCGCGGGCGCCTGGCCTCGGCGAGTGTCCTGGAGTTGGCGAAGTGCATTGCCTACGCGATGGTGGAGTACATGCCGGCACAGAAGATGCCGCTGCGCACCATCCGTGGAAAATTTGAGATCGTCGATTTCAAGAAGCCGGATGAAAGCGTCGACGAGCTGTTGATGGGTATAGATGACGGCAGCTTCCACGTCAAGAGCCAAGCGATTGTGGCGCGGATCGCCGAGGGATTGATGGGCAAAGGTGCCATGCCGATTGGCGAAGGCCTGGCCATCTTGGGATATCCGAACGCGGCCGAGATCGGCGAGCGCATCCAGCAAGAGCTGGCACTGAAAGCTGTGGCTTCTGTCAGCGACCCGAAAGGGAAGAAATGACACCCTTTGGTTCAGCGGTTGTGGATTGTCAGCCGGCCGCCGGACGAACACATTTTGTGGTCAGCGCACAGGACCAGGTGTTTGCAACCTTCCTCGCGGGCGATGAGCCGGCGGCGGACCTGGTGAGTGCGCGAACATGCGCCGCGTCCTTATCTGACGCGGTTTTTCTTTCATCCAGCGTTGAACGATTTTGGCTCTCAGGAGGCCTGGCGGCATGATTATCGTCCTGATGAGCGTGAGCGATTTTGCTGCTTTCCTGGGTAAGTCTCCGCAGCGGGTGTACCAACTCATTCACGATGGACTACTGGAAGAGGTTGGCATATCCGTGTATAGAACTAGAAAAGGCCGCGTGTGGTTAAGAACCACAGCGGCCAGTTCTGAGACTTTGCCCTTGCCAGGAGAAAGGAGGCTAATCCGGGTCAGCGAGTCAGCACCCTCTGTCTGCGGTAGAGCCTAGCAAAACATGGCTCCCGACTGCAAGACACGGTTGCATCGCCACCAGCTTGCAGAGTGGATACCTCCACCCTGCCCGTGATCGTACCGGACTCGAGTATTTCTCGAGATCGGCCCGCAAGGTTAAAGCTCGAGCACGGACCGGAAAAAAACGGTGAAAACAGGCAGCCCGCCGGGACATAGAACTGGCGGGTCCAGAGTAGAGTCCATTGAATCGAAATCCCGATGTGTGGCCGCGGCTTCTCCGGCGCGTTTCATGGTCTGGGACTAGGGGGGAATGGACCCGGCAGGTATCCGGTCATCGGCGCGGAAGCGTCCGGGGGCGGGGCACCAGTAGGCACGGGGCGCCATTAGGTTGGCGTCAACTGCCGAGAGAGCAAAGAGCTTCCTGCGTTAAGAACCTACGCAGGTTTTCCAGGCAACGAGGTGCGTAGTGGATCGCACACCGAGGGGCACAGCGTCCTGGTCCAATCCCTACGGGGAGGGAAGCCGCAAGGCTAAAAAAAGCTTGTACTAGCGACGGCCGCTCTGAAATGCCCGAGGCTCCAAAACGCGCGGTTTTTTTGGTTTTTTTATTACCAATCACCGCGTCTCGGAGCCCAAAGCGAGGTGCTGACAGCGTGTAGTGCAAGACCCACCCAAAAAAGGTGGGGTACAGAGGTCAACCGTGATGAGCTGAGAGGCTGAAGTACCGAAGTAGAGTTTGCCCGCTCCACTTCACCCCGCCACACACCAAGGGGGACGCGACGCAATTGCTCTCAGCTTACAACAACGGGAACCTCTGTATCCCCTGGGGGGGATGCCCCTCGTGCGTCTACAGGGCTGAAAAAGCATGGTTTAGTAGGGAAGCAAAAAAAAAGCGAAAACGCTGGAAATTGCGTCATGTTGCGCCAGGGACCGGGGCTATGACAACAAAATGCGTTTTAACGATGATTTGCGTGGGAGCTGCACTGTATTGGCTGGGCCATCTCCACGGATGGGTGCGAAGCGGCCGGCGGTTCCAAAGGGTGCAGATAAAAAAGGCGGATTTGGTGATGACTGAGACAGCGCACGCGCGGATCGCGATCATCGACGCCAACGGTAGCTGCCTGACGGGCCAGATGCTACTGATGGCATGGGTGCAGGGCATGAATGCCGCGCGGGACTCCGGCTGCGAGCTGGGCGACGCCGCGGCGATGCTGAGCCCGCGGCAGTACGACTGGATTTTGAGCCACGCCGCGGTGAGTGCGATCACGCAAGATCCAAACTGGCGACGGTACCGCGCCTGGGGCGTGCCGATCCTCGAACACAAGTACATCCAGGATGAGCTGGTGACGGTCCACAACAGCGCCGGCGAGATATTCGCGCAGATAAAAAATCTTGCGAGGCCACAAGCATGGGAACGCACCGACTCACAGCAGCAGAGCGTAGAGACAAAGCAATGAAGCGATGGGCGGCCGCCATCTTTCGGCCGACACCGTTTCAGCGTCGGCTGCGCGCGCCAGCTCTGCCGCTACTGCGCAGATCCCGCGAGCTGAAGCATCGCCGGCGGCCGCTATGATCGACCTGGCCGCTATCGTGTTCTGCCCATTCTGCGGTAGCGAGATCACGCGCGAGAAAGGACATTACTGGAGATGTCCCAACCTCACGGACGAGTTTCTCCAGCGCGCGCTGAAGCCATCACCGCTGCTTCCGAAATTGCCGCCGAAAAGACGGCACGCACGCTTCTAGGGAGTGCGCGCGATCCACGCCGCCGCGGCCTACACTCCGAAGCATGGCCGACCCAAACGAACCCGTACAGCATCAGCCCAACGTGGCCGACGATCCCAAAGGACAAAAATCCGACCCCCGCGGCGTGCCCATCGAAACCACCGGCAAGCCGATGGATGACAAAACTGGACTCCCCAAGACAGCGGAGGACCAGGCGAAGCAGGACGAGCGGCTGCGCGATCTCAAAGGGGAGTAGGGCCATGGATCAGGGCCTTGCAGAGCACATCAAAAAACTCGACATCGGGCCGAACTCAGTGCTGTTTGTGAATGTCGAGAAAGTGGACAAGGACCAACTTATTCCGTTGCGCCTTCCATACATCGGACTCTCCGTGCCAGTGGTGTTTACCGTAGGACCGCCGGAAGTGAACCTGCTCACACGCGCGGAGCTGGTGGAGGCCTTGCGGCGGCTCGACAACGATCAGAGGAGATAACGAAGGTGAAGAGACTCGCTGGACTACTGTGTTCACTCCTGCTGTTGGCGCCCTTCGCCGCGGCGCAGAATTTCACGCCACCGCCGGTCGGCGCGTATGCGAGCGCGGATGGAGTCAATTGGAATCCGTGGACGGCAGGATCCGGCTTGGGCGCGGTCAGCTTCATTCCGCCGCCCGCCGGCATGTACTGCGAAGTGAATCCGCCCACCGGGCCGTGGACGCCGTGCAATCCCGGCGCCGGCGTCCAGGGTGCAAACTTTGTGTTTGTCGGCGACTCATTGACCGGCGGCCTGCAGTCCAGCACGGGCAATGTTCCAGGTCATCCGCAGGTGACTCCCTCCACCGGCTATGCGGCGATCACCACGGGATCCGCGGCGAACAACAGCCCTACGCTCACCATTGCATCTGCGACGAACGTTCAAGTCGGCCAGTTCGTGACGTGCGTAGGAACGCAGCCAGGCTCGATGGTCAGCGGCCTTTCCGGAACTACAGTAACGCTAAGCCTGAATACCTGGCAGGCGATTCCATCGGGCACCACTTGCTCTTTCAACAATGCCGACTATCCCGCGCAGCTGATGACGCTGCCGAATTTCAAAAGTCACGGTACTGGTTACAACTTAGGCGTGGCGGGCTGGACGATCCAGCTTAACCTGAACGATTACTTCGGGAGCGTTCACCCGCTCTCGCCGGCAGTGACCGGCAAGCCAGGCTATCTCTTCGTCATGATGGGCGTGAACGATATCAACGTGAGCAACTCATCGGCTGCGACCATCGAATCGCTACTAACTCAGTATTATCAGTTTGCAATTCAGGACGGCTGGGTACTGATTCCAGAGACGATCCTGCCGGCGCCGTTCACGGCTGCGCAGGAGACGGTGTGGCAGCAGGTAAACACCTGGATCCGCTCGCAGTCTTCGGTATGGAATCGACTGATCGACACCGCGCTGTTTCTGCCGAATAACTACGATACGACGTTCTATTACAGCGGCGACACTGAACATCTGATCAATCCCGGGTACGGGATGCTGGCTCATGCCATCAGCGCGACGCTGGCCACTTATGAGGGCAACTACAGCACGCCGCAGTTTTTCTTTCCTGCATCTGCGACGGGGATTCAAACGCCTTATACGATCACCGGTCCCGGCCTACAGAGCGGATGCGCACAGTATCCCTGTAATGTTGCGAAGATCTCCCTGACAGGACAAACGGCAGCTATTACTACGACCAACCTAGTAGCGTCTGCACCAGCAGGCACGTATCGCATATCTGCAATGATATGGGTACAAGCAATAGGTACAGCAGGAACAGCGCAGGTTGTGTTCACTTGTCCCAATGGAACGTCATCACCGGGATTAGGTCCGGGCGCAGTAGGACTAACTGCTACAAATCAGTCAAATGCGATAACTACGACGCATATAGCTGCGGGATCAAATCTTACATACGCAGTTAATTTCTCTGGCGTAACAGGCACGCCGCAATACGGCCTGGATGTAGTAGTAGACCGCCTTCAATAAAACTCTGGATAAGAAAGTAACCGAACAGGAGCACAAAAGCACAATGAAGCAAGAGACAGCATCGACCATCAAAGACATCGCGCGCGTGGCGTATGAAGCCAACCGCGCCTACTGCGCGACCATCGGCGACTACTCACACCAGACGTGGGAAACGGCACCGGCATGGCAGCGCCAAACCAACATCAAAGGCGTGCGGTTCCACCTCGATACACTGCGCGGCGGCGCGACGCCGGCGCCGTCCGCGTCGCATGAGTCCTGGCTGGAAGAAAAGAAGCGCGAGGGCTGGCGCTATGGACCGGTGAAGCGGCCGGACCTGAAAGAGCATCCCTGCTTCCGGCCTTACGATGAGCTGCCGGCGGAACAGCGATTGAAGGATTATCTTTTCGGCGCGGTGGTGAAAGCCTATTTCGACTCCGGCATCGAGATCGAGGACGATAGCGCAGAAGCGGCATAGCGTTGCATCTCGATCCCCCGCATAGTGGCCTTGGTTCGTACCAGCGATCCAAGGCGAGACAACCATCATCCAGACTGGCCGGCCGCAAACACGGCCGGCCCTTTTTTCGTCGCCAGCGCGGTTACCAAGCGCAAAACTCTCCCACCTTCGCGTCACCTCGGCACGCACCCTTCTAGCGATTCTGCCCGTTCGCGCCAATTTCCCGGTATATCAGGACTTGTGAGCCGGATTGATCGGGACCTGGAATGCGTTTCGCGTGACGACCACAACGGGATGGTCACGATTCAGTTAGCTCTACGAGACAAGCTGTGCGTGCCGATGACTGTAGACGCGGAAGGCTTTTACAACTGGCCCAATGAAGCGGAGCAGATCGAGTTTCTCAAGCGGCAGGCACAAGGCTTACTCGACATTTTTGGAGACGCGCGCGATGGGCGTGTTTTATCCGATCAAGAAGTGATGGAGCGGGCAAACGGTGTTTGCGCGTGAGATCACGGAAAGGAGGACAACAACCATGGCAAAGCGTAGACATCACAGGGGCGGCCGCCGTCGTAGCCGCCGGGGCTAGTTATAGCCCCGACCGGATCGAACGGTAGCGAACCTTGGCAGTAAACGGGGTGCGGTGCGACCCATCGACGCCGCACCCGCAGTACCAGAGAGAGGGCAACATGGGGAGGAATCATGGCGAAAGATAAGTTTGGCGAAGGACCGAACAAGGACGATCTCATCTCACCGATCCACGTAGGACCGTCCAAAGGGCAGGAAGGCTGGACGCCGGCAAACCCGACATTCCCGCGGCCCTCCGATCCACTCGGATACACCAAGGAACGCGGCGGAGACCGGGACTAAGCAATGCCGCCGATGCTCCCAGCTCAAGCCGCCCAGGCGAATGGTCTGATCCAGATGCTCGCCAACGGCGGCGGACCACCCACAGCGCCCCCCGGCGCGGCGCCAGGCGGCGCACCTGGTGGACCCGGCGGAGCAGCGCCAGGACCACCAACCCCGGAAGCGATGGCGCTGGGCGGCGCAGTGGATCAGCTCGACGGAGCGAACCCGCAAGGCATCGCCGATATGCTCACGAGCATGAATAGCGATCTCGCGAAAGCCTACCTCACCACCGCCATGCGGCTGCCGGCCGCGGCGCCACCGATTGCGAAGGCCCGCGAGGCCATCGCGAAAGCCATCCAGGAAGTACAGAAAGCCGCCCAGGTTGTTGGCCAGGTGCGGCCGATTGCAAACACCGCGGGCGTAGGCCCCGGACTTCCCGCGGGTGGGCAACAACCCGACATAGCCGCCCTCTTGGGCTGAAAGCGTGAGCAGTGATGGATTGGACAAAGGTTCTGGGCGACAAAGCGGGGTATCCCGACGATTTGAAAATCACGATCAACGGCCAGGAAGTCACCCTCGGCGCCATCCGCACGCAGAATGCAGCCTCGCAAGGCGACATCGAACGCAAGCTGAATGAGCGGCAATCGCAGCTCGACACCATCGCGCGCAACCAGGACTCCGCAACCGCGAACCTCGCGCGCATTGTTGAGAACGTGCAGCAAGTGACAGGGCTGAGCGTTGACGACATCGTGGCCGGCCGCATTCCGGCGAACCTGCGTGAAACCGTCGCGACCGCCGCACGCGAGACGCGGACCGCCGCCGGCGTTGCGCTCAAGGATGACCCGCTCTATGCGCCCATCGTCGCCGAGCTGGAGCCCATCCGCGGCCGACTCAGCGCAGTGAGCAACGGACTGGGCCAGGCGCTGGGCGTGTATCAAAACGACCGCGCACGGCTGGATTACATGGAATGGCACACGTTCAAAAAGCCCAAGGACGCAGACGTGAGCATTTCGCTTGACCAGGCGCTACAGCACGCGGTGAACAAGGGCTACAAAAACCGCGAAGGCTGGGCCGATGTGCCGCGCGCGCTGGATGAGCTGGTAGGGCCGACGGTCGCGCAGAAGACGCAAGAGGAAACCCGCCAACAGGGTATCGAGGAAGGCCGGCGCCTTGCGGCGGCCGAGTTTGCGGCGCGGCAAGGCCAGCCCACATGGGGCGGCGAACCCATATCGACCGCCGCCGCCGGCGTGGACTTCTCCGGAAAGCCGGACTCCACCAACAATCACCCGAAGTCGATTCAGGAGCAGTTGAACGCGGCATTCAGTGACCCCAAGGTGATGAGCAACTTGGTGCAGTAACGAAAGCTGTAACGATCTCTGTTGCAAAAGGACTGACGAAATGGCATTCGGCGCAATCGGAACCGGAATCAACTCCCCCACCGCCGCCCTAGTGGGGACCATGAACGCGATCACGGAGAAGTACATTTATCCGGTTATCGCTGACAACGTATTTCAACCGTCCATCATGTTCTGGGCGATGCAGCGCCAAGGGAAAAAGTTCGGCATGGGCGAGCTGATCTATCCGGCGATGTATCAGGAAAATCTGGCCGGCGGTGCGTACTACGGCACCGAGCTGCTCACTCCCACGGTTGTCGACACCGTGCAGCCGCTTGACCAGCGGTGGAAGCCGTACTACCAGAATGTAGCCATCCCGGTGACGGATATCGTGTTGAACCGCAACTCTGCGCTCAGCATCATCAACACCAAATGGGTCGAGGCCACCGGATCCATCCTGATGAAGCTCTCGCGCGCCATGTTCCACATTGCGCCGCAGAACACTTCGCAGGACGTGGATGACATCGACTCCTGGGTGTACCAGCAGAACAACGTCATTGCTGGCATTGATCGCAGCGTGGCGGCGAACAGCTGGTTCAAGGCGCAGGCTCCCATCAACGCCGGCTCGACCGCGCTCACCGCGGCGGTGGCGAACCAGGGCTTTGGCCTGACCGGGCAGTTCGGCTATGACCTGCCGGACATCATGGCCATGCCGGTGCAGAGCTTCTACAACTTCCAGAACAATTTCACGCAGCTCATCCGGTACACGAACAACATCCAGGATGACGGCGCGATGCAGGCAGGTTTCAGAAGCCATTTCATTTTCAACACCGCCTTGGTTTTCCCGGATCCGTTCGTTCCCACCGGCAAGAGCTACCTGCTGAATAGCAAGTACATTTTCCCGGTGTGGCATAAGGGCGATTACTTTGTCTGCGACCCATTTATCCAGCCGTCGAACCAGCGCGTTTTGGTGTCGAACCTGTATGTGACCTGGCAGGTTTCGTGCATCTCGCCGCGCATGAACGATAGCTATTACAACGTCAACTAAAGACCTCCACTCCCTTGTGGGGATAGCAACGCAACCATGGTGGGGAAGGTTCATTGCCCAGACCTTCCTCACCAAATTTTGAAAGGAACTTTATGACAGCGCAGGCCACCACCCCATTCACGAACACCAGCGCGGCGGCGATGCTCGGTCTCGGCCTGCCGATAGCGCAAGCCTTCGACGTGACGGCGCTCACCGCGGTGGGACCGACCACCATCACCATCCCGCTGCCCACGCCGTGCACCAAGATCCAGATGCGGATTAAATCGTCGGCGGTGAACGGCGCGACGACGATCCTGCGCGGCCAGATCACCCTGACCGATGGCACGAACACCACAGTGGTAGAGCCAGCGCGCGCCGCGGCGACCGCGGGCGGTGCGAACTTCGATGAGAACTTCGATATCTACACCGACCTGCAGGCGACCTCGATCAGCTTCCCGGTCACGCTGGGCGGCGGCACCACCACGGCCACCATCAACACGGAAGTGTTCGGCAATCCATAGGACCTGATCCACCGAGGAGGGACCGCCAATGCTGGTGGGCGACATTCTGCTCTCGGCGCGCGAAGCGGTCCCGGACCTTCCTGGCACGCTCCCCGCGCCTGTTCCAAGCGATCTCGTTTTTACCCCCATCAACACACCGCTGGGCGCGCTCACGGCGAGTGTGAACTACTACCTCGTCGTGACCTATTCGACGCCGTGGGGGGAGAGCGCGCCCTCGCCGGAAATCACGGTGGCGATGCCGGCGGGCACCAATGCCATCCAGATCGCCACCGGCTTCAGCCCCTACGTGGATGTAATCAGCGCGATCAGTGTGTATACCAGCACCGTCTCCGGTGGGGAGATCGTGCGCAGCATCTTCCCCATGGTATCCGGCATTCATGCCACGCTGACAGTGACGAATCAGCCGGGCACTTTCGGCATTGCCACGCCGCCGCAAGGCAACAGCGCGTTTCTGCTTGATTCCGGCGGACCCGTGGCCGGCGCGCAGCAGATTTTCCGCTGGCTGACCGATGCGCTCCGCGCGCTCTCCGCAGCCAATGGCGGCATCCCCGATGTCTCCGGTTTTGGAACCATCGTGCAAAAGCAGAACTACCAGGTGATTGGCGAGTGGCGCTCTCTCGACAATTGCTGGTATGACGGCTACCCGATGAGCGCCGGCAGCTCCACCGGCGTGTTCCGCCGCAACGTGCTGAATGGCCTCTCCGAACAAGTGAGCTACGTGCAGGTTGCGGACAACCTGGTGGTGGAACTCTACCCCCAACCGCAGCGCACCGCCGGCGCGACGACAACCAGCGCGGCGATGGGCGCCGGCGATACATCCGTAGCGACCAACGGCAACGGCGGGTTTGTGCTGCCGCTGGGCCTGGCCATGCTGGGCACGCCGCCGACTTACGAAATCGTGAGCTATTCCGGGATGCTGCCAGGCCTGGCGAACCTCATCCGCGGCCTAGGCGGCACCAATGCGCAGAGCTGGCCGAGCGGCACGGCCGTGTCCGAGCTGAATGTGTATTTCACCGGGCTCCGCTCGCCGCAGCAATACAACGTCGGTCAGGCGGCGAACAGCATCCGTCTGCCGCTGGAGTGGACGCCCAAGGTTCACATCTACCTGCTTTCGCGCTATCGCGCGATTGAACAGCAGCAGCAGGAAGCCGACTCGCTGATGAAGGATTTTGAGGCGTACCTGAAAGGCCTTTCGCGCCGCAAGCCCATCGTGGGAGATCGCCAGATAGTTCCGCAGTCGGATCAGGGCTTGGATGTCCGCGAGGGTCTCTCACGCACGTTTGGAGGGATTTTGATTCCGTGACATGGCGCCCGGCGGGAGAGTGCGTTGCACCTGGTTTGAAAGCGGCCGGCGCTGCGAGCTGCCGCCGACCGAGCCGCACTATGACGGCCGCGGCGAATTGTTTGCGTTTCTCTGCATGGCCCACGATCACGAGTTGGAAAAGGCAGTCAAAAGCGGAACTGCAGAACAGATAAGGGCCGCTTTCTCGAAGGCGCGCGGGCGCAAAAAGTAGATGCCGCAATGGAAGACCATCTCGCAGCGGAACTGGCTGAAAGGACTGCAGGCGACCTTCGGCCTGTTTTCGCAGCCTTCCGGCATCCTGACCCGGCTGAGCAATCTGGTTTATGACAAGCGTGGTTCGCTGCGCACCACGGACGGATCGCTGGTCTTCACCCGGCGCAATGGCGTGATCCAGCCGGGCGACGGACCGATTGCGGAGTTTTCCCTATATTCGCCGCCGACCGTGAACGCCTACTACGTGGGCATCCAGAAAGGCTTTCTGCAGCAGCAGTCGCCACCCTCCGGCGTGACGGTTTCGCAGGTGAAGGTAGGAGGCACGATCTCTGGCATTGTGCGCAGCAACGGCGTGGTGACGCTGACCATCTCCGGCGGTCACAACCTGGCGGCGATCTCCGCGCTGACCGGCCTGCCCTTCAGCCCCGGCAACCTGGTGGTGGCGGGAGTGACGGATGCGAGCTTTGACGCTGTAGTGCCCTACAACCAGATTGCAATCGTCAACACGAACAGCATCAATTTCGTGCAAAACGGACCCAATGCGTCATCGAGTGGCGGCACATTGGGCACGCAACTGGCACCAGGGACGTACAGCTATGACGTGACCGCCTGTGACGGCGCGGGCGGCGAGACGCCGGCCACGGGAACGCCGGGCACCCTTACCCTGACCTCGCCAAACAATGCAGTGATTATCACCTGGACGGCGGGCGCGCTGGATGTGAACTATTCCGTCTACGGCACCGCGGCCGCGCGTCGCGGCCGGCTGAATCCCGGACCAGGTGCGATCCAGAGCATTAACGGAACCACCTACGTGGATATCGGTCTGCTCTCCATTGCCGGGCAGTTTCCGCCGAGCACTAACACCACGCAGACTTGCGCGGTGTGGCGAATGGATGTACCGAGCTACACGGTGCAACTGGCTACGCTGCCGCCATATCTGTTGCCCATCATCGGCGGGATCGGCGGCGCGAGCGGCGGCGGTAGTTCTTCAGGAACGCTGAGCGCCGGCGCCGGGCCTTCGGCCGTAGGCGGCGTGCCCGGCAGCTTGAGTCCGTTGCCGCAGATCACGCAGTTCACCGGCCGGCTGGTGTTTGCGCTGGGCAATGGCTACCGGCCGGAGCAGTACACCGACCCGAGTATAGACTCGACCGGTTTTGCTCCCATCGGCAACACGTTCACTGCGCAGTATCCGAACTGGCAGCCCAGCGTGGCCTGGAACCAAGGTGACCAGATTCACGATGCGACCTCGGGAGGCCTCTTTACCGCAACGCAGGGCGGCATCTCCGGCTCCGCGTCGCCGACTTTTAACAACGTGGTGGGTGCTGTGACCGCAGACAACACCGTGGCCTGGACCTGCACCGCGACCAGCTTTACCGGCACGCAATTGCGCGGCGCCGCACACGCGCAGGTCTATGCCGGATCACTCTGGCTCGCGAACACCTGGCCGACAACTACCAGCGACCAACTGGACGGGCCGAACTGTATCAAGATGTGTGACGTAAACAATCTCCAGAGCTGGAACCCCATCAACATCGCATTCATTGCGAAGGATGACGGCGACCAGATCATGGGACTGGCGACCTTCACCATCGCTGAGTCCGGCATCTCGCCGACCGGATCACTGGTGGTATTCAAGAATTTTTCCACCTACCAGGTGACCGGCGTTTTCGGCGCCAGCGATTTTTCTATCCAGCAGGCGCAGACCGATCTTGGTTGCATCGCGCCGCGCTCCATTCAATTCTCGCCCGGCTATGGCATCATGCGCTTCACCCATCTGGGCATCGCTTATTTCAACGGCGTGGGAGACAAGCTGGTTTCGGAGGAGATACGGCCGTACCTGTTTGGCGGCGTCTCCGATATCCAGCCGGTGGACTGGAATTACATCTACTTCGCGAAGGGCGCGCAGTCCGCGAACCCGCCAATGTACATGGTGGCGGTGCCCATCCTGGCCAACACCGTGGCCGGCATCACCATCGCGGCGCGCATCCCGCCGGCCGCGGGCGCGGATATCACGATGTATGCGCGCGTCTCGCAGCTCGCGCTAATCAATGGCGCGTGGGTGGAAACCAACATCACGCCGGAGCAGGCGATTCAATGCGGCGACGAATCCGTGCTGGTGAACACGCCGGCGAATACCAGTGCGAGCATCAACTATCGAATTTATCTTGGCTTAGCGCCGGGCAGCGAAAACAGGTATGTCCAGGCAAGCAGCTTTACCAACTTCGGCGCGATTTATGCCGGCATGACGCCGGGCGCGCCCTCCATCGGCAACGGCTCCCTGCAGCGGTTGATTTGTTATGACCTGGTGCAGAAGACGTGGGCCATCATCGATATGCCTTTCGAGATCTCCGCGATCAAACAGGTGCGCGCGCCGGGGACCATCCCGCTGACTGTGGCCGGCGGCTTTGCCGATGGCGAGATGCGCCGCCTGTTTGCCGGCGACACCACATGGGACACCGGCGATGCCGTCCAGTGGAAGCTGACCACGGCGGAGGTATTCCAGGAAGGCGGCAGCGGCAAGGTGTTCTATCGCCGCATCACCATCCGCGGCCAGGAGACGTTGAACGCGAGTATCAAAGTGCAAGTCACCATCGGCGGCAAAACGCCGCCGGCCGTGACCGCGCAGCAGGACAACTTAGGCACCAATCAGTGGATGTTCCGCGTGGACATCATGCAAGACGGCTACAACGCAAACGTAACCGCATCAGGAGCAGGCCCGATCTCGATTGACTCTATCGACTGGCAAGTAAAGCCAAAGCCGGCCGGCGCGCCGCCGAGCATTCAGAAGTGAGCAGCTATGCGTATGGAAGACATCGAAAACGCGGTGAATCGAGTGGAGCAGCGGCGCCGCGTCCGCACCCGGCTTATGCACCCCGGCGAAGTGCTGCCGTGGACCACGGAAGAGATTGGCTGGCATGTGGCGCAGCTCACGCCGGAGACGGTGTTTGTGGCCGAGCAGGAGGGCCGGCCCTGTGGCCTCATCGTTGCGGCCGAGGTACACGGCACCCTGTTTTTGATGCGGATGCTTGGCTCCGGCGGGGAATGGGTCCGTCCACTGTGGCGTTTTATCCGGCACGTATGTTTCCAGCGTTCGATTGCCGGAGTGTGGATGGTTGCGGAGAATCAAAACGAGGCCGAACGCAAGCTACTGAAGTTGTTACCACGAGATTTGAACGAATCGCGAAGCGAAGAACGCAGCACGATTCTTTTCGCAGGGAGATGGAATTATGCCGGCACTTTTAGCAGTCCCGTGGCTAGTACCGCTGTTAACGGCGACGAGCGCAGCGGCAGGCCTGGGCACGACGGCCTACCAACTGACACAGGGCGGCGGATCGACGCCGAGCGCGAGCGGGACCAACACAGCGGCGCAGCAGGCAGCGGCGCTGAAGGCGCAGCAGCAGGCGGCGGTGCTCGCGCAGCAGGGGAACACGCAGGCCTCGACCGGCGGCAGTCTGACACCGACCGCGTTCACGACGACGAGCGCGAAGAACGCGGGGGCTCCGTCCGATCTCAACTCGATCATGCAATATTTGGGCGGCGGCGGATCAGCGTCGAGCGCGCCGATCTCGGGCGGCACGACTACGCCTAACAGCAGCCAGCCGCAAGACAACAATCTGCAAACGCTCAGCGATCTTCTGAAGGCGGCCTAACTATGTCCCAGCTCATGACCTCGATAGGATCAATGGTTTCGCAGTATGCGAAGCCGCTCACCGCACTGGCGACGACGGCCGGCGCCGGCGCGAATCTCTACAGCGGCATCAAGAACGCGCAGAACACGAGCGCGTACAACAGCACCCAGAGCTACATTCAAAACCTGATGAAGAACCCGGCGGCGGCGCAGAAGGCCGCGGCCGCGTACACCCAGCCGCTGAGCGCCGGCCTCACCGATTCGGTGACCAACCAGGTGCAAGCATCGCTTGCAGAGCGCGGCCTAGGCGGATCGCCGGCAGCTATGCAATCCACCCTTGCGCAAGCCCTGGCGCCGTACATCCAGCAGAACCAGCAGACCGGGCTGAACGCGATGATGCAAATGCTCAACGCGGGCGGATCGGCGCGGCCGCAGGCGCTTCCGAGCGTCGATCTCTCGAAGCTCATGGCGGCCCTCAAGATGCCGAGCGGATCGAGCAGCGACCCGACCAGCGCGATGGCGCAGACCGGTTTCGGCGATACCCAGAGCACACAGCCAATCGATCTCAGTACGGACTTTGGGGATCTAGGGATGTCCATGGCGGCGTAATTCGGAGAGGAAAGGAGGGTCGCGGAGAATCGCCAGAGCGAGGGGCAAAACCGGCACGACTTCCGGTTTTGCCACCTCAAATGAGGGAGAAAAATGGGAAGTAGCACCCCCTTTTAAGGGGATTTCAAGGGGATTACTGAGATGGCAGCGGGACTGTTTGGAGCACTCGGAGCAATCGGCGACATCGGCGGCCAGGCAGCCGAGGGCGGCCAGCTCGCGCATGACGAGATCGTGCGCAGGCTCGCGACAGAACAGGCCAAGCAGACGGCGACGCTCAATCAGCAGCGCATCAAGCAGCAGATCGAGCAAGGCTCGCAGAACATGCAGATCGCCAAGCAGCCGCTTGCGCTGGGAACACCCTACGTGGCCAACGGGAAGCTCTACCAGCGATACCAGGACCCGCTCAGCGGAGCATTTTCCGTGAAGGAGTTGCCCGGGGGACTGCCGGAGACGCCGGAACAGGAGTTGTTTCGCGGATTGATGCACATTCCCGGCATGACCGAGGAATCGGCCTCCGCCGCGGTGGTGAAGAAACTCACCGGCAAAACCACGCAAAAGCGCGAAATCGTAGCCGACGCCAACAGCCCCACCGGATTCAGCGCAGTGTATTTCGACTCGGCCGATGGCTCAGAGCTGTGGCGCACGAGCGTGATCCCGCCGCGCCAGGCCGGAGAGCAGGAAACCGTCCGGGACACGACGGACCCGGTAACCGGGCTGACCACCCACAGCAGATCGCTCCGCCGGCCGATTTTCCCCGGAGCCCCCGGCGCGGGAACGCCACAGGGGACGCTAGGAGCGGTTCGGGGTGCCGTAGGCCTACCCGTGGCGGCAGCGCCGCAGGGCGGGCAGCCAGCGCCGCAGGGCGGCACCGTTTCACGGCCGGCCGCAACCCCAAGAAACCCGGCAAACACCCCAACCGCGCCGGCAACACAGGGAACAATCGCGGTTGGACCGTACAAAGGCATCCAGCTCACCGAAGACGGCCGCACGATCATTCCACCGCGGCCCGGAGTCACGGAGTCCGTCCAGCAGGCGGCGCAGGACATCCTGGACGGCAAGGACACCAGCAAGATTCCCACCAAGGTGCGTTTTCTGGGTGAACGTATCGCGAGGGCCTACGGCTGGAAGGGCCAAGGCTCGCTCACGCCGGCGCAACAGATGCAGGTGGAGCAGGTAGACAACGCGCTGGCGACGATCAGCCAGCCTGCCTACCTGAAGCTGTTCGACTCCACCCCCACGCGGTTGCGTATGTCGCTCCTGCCGCTCGATCCATCGACCGAGGGCGGCATGAAATCGCTCACGGCCGCAGTGAATCGCGGAACGCTTAGCCCGCAGGCGGCGCAGTTTATAGACGATCTCACCCGGCTGCGCGGCGTCATCACCGGCATTCGCTCTTTCACCGGCGCGAACAACTCCAACGCGACCGCGGACCGGCTTTTGGCCGAGCTGCCGAATTTCTCCAACACCACGAACTCGCAAGATGCGCTCTACAAAATCGGCCGGCTGCGCACCGAGCTGTCCATCATCAAGCGGCTGGGCTACTTCCTGCCCGACAGCGCGGCGCCAAACGCGTCCGCGCCCGGCGCGAACGACAATCCACTCGGCCTCGACCTGCCGAAGGGGCGATGACGCATGGCAGACCAGGTGACGGCCGCACAGTTTGCGCAGGAGATCAAGAAGAAATACCCGCAGTACGCCAAGGTGCCGGATGACCAGCTCGCACAGGCGATGGTCAAGAAATACCCGCAGTACGCGAAACAGGTGACGTTCGGTGCACCATCTGGTGCACAAACGCACGACACGATCAGCGCAAAGCCGAAGCTCTCCAGCGGAAAGGGAATCAAAAGCGCGGTATACACCGCGATTGACCGCGCATTGCCGTTTCTGCCGGCAGCGGGCGCCACCATCGGCGGCCTGGCCGCGGGACCAGAAACCGGATTCGTCGCATCCGTGCCCGCGGCGGCGGCCGGAGCTGGGACCGGCGAGCTGCTACGCGAGCAGCTTAATCACGCGATCTTTGGCGAGGACCTACCGGGCGTGAAAGAAGAGGCCACCAACGTGGGCGAGCAAGCCGCACTCGGAGGCGCGAGCGAGTTTGGCGCGCGCGGCTCCGGCAAAGTCATCGGCAAGGTGCTCAAACCATTCGCGGAAGCGGCGCCGACGGTGAAGGCAGCCAAGGCCGGCGTGGGTGTGCGCATGACACCAGGCGAAGCGGCCGGCAGCTCGACGATGAAGCGCATTGAAGAACTGCTGGGCCACATGCCCGGTGCCACCGGACCGATGGAACATTTCCGTGCGGCACAGATCGCCGACGCGGAACGCATGATGACGGGGCAGCTCGAACAACTCTCGCCCACCCGGCTCGCCGACGAACAGGCCGGCCAAACGGTTCACCAAGCCTTGCAGAAGACAGCCGGCGGCCGCACCGCCGATATCAACACCAAGTATGACGAGGTGAAGAAGCTGCTAGGCGTGGACCCGAAAACCTACATGACGCCGGAGCAGATTGACGAAGCAGTGGCCAAGAAAGTGAAGTTTTACAAGGATATGGGCGGCGGCTCCCCGAAGGTTGTGCAGGCACTTGCGGAGGCGCGGCGCGCGGCCGCGTCGCCAAAATCCGCGATGGCAGAAAGACTGCTGAAGACGCCGCCGGAGGAAGTGGTTTCGACGGTGCAGCGCAAGATGACGCTCGCACAGCTCCGCGAGTTTAACCAGGTTGTCCCCGAACCGGCGCGGCGCCAGGTGCAAGCCAATCTCCTCGAAAAGATGCTGAGTGAATCATCGGACCCGCAGAGCGGAGTGCTCGACCAGCGCGTCTTGGCCAAAGCACTCAAGCGGCTGGGAACGCAGCGCGGCGAGATCATCTTCGGGAATCAGTGGAAGGCACTCAACGAAGGCTCCGCACTGTTGAACAAGATCGCGCCGATGGCGAGCAACCAAACCGGAGGCCTGGGCAAGATGCACGCCATGCGGATGCTGATTGAAGCCGGCGCCGTGGCGGGCAGCGCCCTGGCCTTCAGCGGTCATGCCGCCGCGGGCGCGGCCGCGGTAGCCGGCCCCACCGCCGCCATGCGCATGATTTCGCTGGCGCTCGCGCACCCGGAAACCAGCGCCATGATGCTGAAGATTTTGCGCGGCATTACCGTTACCGGCGCGCGCTCGATCCCCTACGGCGTGGATGCTCTCGCCATCAATCCAGCCGACTACACGCCGCCCAACTACCCACACACCGCAACCCATCCCGCGACCGGGCACCGCGTAGGCTCGCACGATGGCCAGCATTGGGTGGACGCTGAAACCGGCGCGGCGGTGCAATAGTGGCCACTCCTCCGCAGGGCTATCAACTGGACCCGGCGGCACTCGACACGTCCACGGTTGCAGATTTCATCAAGCGGCACGTCAACGTGGGCGCGGTCGAGCAGTCAGGACAGCCGCGGTCGAAGATCCAGCTACCCGCCGCCGCCGGCTATCACACCATTGCCGAGTCCACGCCGGGAAAGATTTCCGTCTTTTCCCCCGGCGAGTACACGCCGGAAGTGCGCAACCACGAGATGACGCACCAACTCCAGCAAGTAAACGACGTGGGCGGCGTCAAGCTGCCCGGCGGCTACGTGCTCGACCTGCCCGGCCAGGTGAAGCCCTACACCGGCAGTGCCGGCGGAAAGATGAGCGGCTATCGCTACGGTGGCGTGGATGGCCTGTTGGCCGCGCGCCAAGCGGGAAAGACGGTTGCCGATTTCAACCAAGAACAGCAGGCGGATATGGTGGCCGACTACCAGGAGATGCAACGCGACTACATGGAGAAGGCGCGCGCCGGCAAAACCACGCCGCAGGATGCTGCCCTGATGCGGCGCGTCTATGCCGCCTATCATCCTTTCGTCCAGCAGCTTGCCGACGTGCCGCAGTACAGCCTGAAGCGGGCGCTGGCGACGCTCATTGGTGTCACTCTCCCGGAGGCTCCGGCGGCGCCGCGGGCTCCCGGACTACCGGGTTACGGAACCGCGGGACTCCCCGACCGGCCGGACCCACTGCTTGAGGCCTCCGCTCCATGACAAAACTGAAAGCGATTTTCTATCTCGAACTGGCGCTGTTTGTAGTGCTCTCGGTGATGAGCTTGCCGCCGGCGGTGCACGCGCAGTCCAACGGCTATGTAAACGTGACGGCGACGATTCCCAATTACCCCGGCGGGCAGATCTCGGCCAGCTTCCAGAACCAAAGCACGTCGCCGCAACTCCCGCTGTTGAATGGCTCCGTCTTCCCCACCACCGGCGTGACCAACCTGGACTATGCCGGCCGCTTCACCTTCGCGCTGGCCGACAATGGCATCATCCAGCCCACGCCCTCGCAATGGACGCTGATCCTCTGCGCAAAAGCAGGTAATCCGTCGCAGCCCTGCTATCCCGTCACCATCACCATCACCTGCACCACCGGCCTGTGCGTGAACGGCACGCTGGACGTCTCCGGAGCCTTCTCCAACGCGCCGGTGCCGCCCGGCGGCACGCTGCCCACTGCCAGCTATGCCGGCCAGATGCTGACCGCGAATGGCCCTGGCCAGATCTACAGCGCGAGCACCGCGCAATGCTCGACCGTGCTGACCGATGCGCAGCACATCTGCATTACCGCGCCGCCCTACTACGGATATGGCGGAAAGACGACTGCATTAGCCAGCGCCTTCAGTCCGGGCACATCGACTCAAGTTGCTTCATGCGCCGGCACAATCGCGGGCGAGGGCATCATCATCGCGGAAGCCGGCGCCGGCGGAGCGGATTATCTAGGCGCAGTGGCGAGCTGCAGCGGCACCACGCTGAATGTCAGCCCAGCCACATCGACCAGCGTGCCGATTGGCAGCATCGTGATCTTCGGAGAGAATGCCACCACCACGGCGACCTTTGCCGCCGGCACCAGCGGGCAAGTTTCGACCTGCGCGACCTTCCTGCCGAAAGAAGGCATCCTGATCGGCGCGGCCGGCGCGGGCGGCGCGAACTATGTGGGCACCATCGTCTCCTGCGTGGGCAACCTGCTGACCGTGACCCCGGCGACGTCCACCAGCGTGGGCAGCGGCGCGGCGGTGCAGCATGACGAGTCAGCGGCCTTCCAGGCGGCGGTGACGGCCGGCGCACTGACCGGCATCACCATCTATGTGCCGGACGGCTTTTACATGCTCAACGGTCCGCTGCAGGATCCGAGCCATGCCAACGCGGTGATCGACCTGCCGAATCTGAATTACGGCGCCGGGGCGAGTCCTTCGCCGATCATCGATATACGCGGCTTCACCAAGCCGTCGACGCTTACGGCAAAAGGCACGTTTCTATATAGCTCGATCGCCAGCGGAAACGTGATCGGAGCATATAACCCCGGCAGCCCGGCGCAGTTTGTCGGCTTCACCAACTACTGGGTGGATATCGAGAACATCAACTTCCGCACACCGCACAATCCGAGCATGGTCCTGATGAACCTGTACAACGCGGTGGGAGCGAGGATCGAACATGTGCGCTGCGATAGCGGGACCTTGGGCGATGGTCCGCTGCCCACCAACACCAACAGTGGATGCCTGTACTTCCCCGTGCTGGGCAACAACGTGAATCTGAGTGCGCGCGATCTCGCGATCGCGGGCTACGCAAATGCGGTCTGGGCCTATGAACACGCGGATATCGACGGACTGTACGAGGCGAACGACATCAACGGCCTGATTCCGGACTCCGGGCCGCTGGGCAACACCGCCGGCCACAACACCATCCACGTGGGCTACTGGTGGTGCCAGGTGTGCACCAACATGCTGTCTTCCGGCCTGAATCCGGCGACCGTGCAGATCGATACGATGGACATCGAATCGATCACCGGATACGGCTTCAACGACCCCACCGGACTGATAAGCGGCAAGGTGAACTACCTGGTGCCGTTGCCGGCAAACGCCGTGACCCCGACCAATCCCAGCGTGAACGGCGCGGCGAATCTTTGTCTCTATAACCTGAGTTATCCCAACGTCTCGCAAGGTTGCGCGGGCGGGAGCGGGCCGTCCGGCGTGCCCATCTCCACTGCATCGCTGATCGACAACTGGCCCTCGCAGGAGGGCGCGGGCACGACGCTGCTCAACACCGGATCGAACGGCACCGCCAACAATGCGACGACCAGCAATGTGACATGGAGCACCGCCGCCGGCTTTGCCGGCAAGGTAGCGATCTACAACGGGACCAGCTCCGCGAGCACGGCGACGCTGAATAACACTTTCGACGGCACCGCGCCATTCAGCCAGTGCGCCTGGATCGCGCCCAGCAGCCTGATCGCAAGCACCAACCCCACCATCGTCGGAGATATGTCCGGCGCATCGCCGTCGACGGGTTTCGAGATGGATCTCTTTAACCAGGGCGGACTGGGCTCGATCATCGTATGGCTCATCAACACCGTGGGCACCAACATGATCCAGACGCGCTCGCCGTTCAACGTCATCACCGCCAGCAGCCCGAACCTCGCGTGCTTCACCTATGACGGCTCGAAGAATGTTTCCGGCGTGCACATCAACGTGAACGGCGTGGACCAGACCCTGAGTACCGGCTCCAATACTCTGACCGGGACCATCGCCGGCGGCCATCCCATGACCATCGGCGCCCACGCCGCGCTGGCTGGATCGAACTTCCCAGGCGCGATTGGCCGGGTGCGCCAGTTTGGACGCGTGCTATCCGCCGCGGAGATGGCGGCACTGTACAACGCCGGCGCGAACGCTTTCTGAGGGTGAACTAACCCGCATGTGCCATACGTAAAAAGCACACGAATCGCAGCGTAAAAGTTACAACCTGCACTCCGTTACAACTTCGGGGCTCTACCGGCTTTCGGCCGCCTGGCGCACAGTGTCTTCAGTGGTGGAAGGGAGACGGGCAATGGAGACAGTGGAAGTACCGGAGACGGCGTTGCTTGCTACCCGGCTGGGCAAAATTTCATTGCGCGATGTTCTGGTGATGGGCAGCCTGGTGCTCACGATGGCCAATTACCAGTTCAACGTCAAGGCGCAGGTGGAGCGCAACACCGAAAAGATCGAGCAGATTGATACCCACCTGGCGAACACGGATCGGATCATCCGCGAGGAAATGATTCCACGCAAAGCCCAGGAGAGCACCGATGCAACTTTAGCCGCGCAGCTCGCGGCCTTGCAGCAGCAGTTTGTCCAGTCCTTGATGGGTCGCCGGTAACGAGCAAAATTCCGCGTTACAGGAGATGGAACGTGTTTAAGAAAGCGATGCAGTGGATGTTTCTGAATCGGAAGAAAGAGGCGCACGTCCTGGTGGCGGTCGCCGGCGCCATCGGAACAACTTGGGCGTCGAGTCAGGCATTCCGTACCGCCGTCACCAAGGAAGCGGCGCTGTTGCCGCATTGGGTTCAGGGACTCAGCGTGGTATTAACATTCGCGGTTCCCATCTGGAAGCTCGCGCAGAAGACGCTGGCCAGCGAGGCGGGTGCGCAGTGATTACCGCGGCGCAGGCGGACTTCCTCCGCAAGTCATATACCGCAGGAGTGGCCTCGCAGCATCCGTGGCCCGGCTTCGCGGCCGCGGAAACGGCGCTGGAATCGGCATGGGGCACCGATGAGCTGGCGGTGAAGGGCAACAACCTTTTCGGCCAGAAATCCGGCGGCTCGACTGCCGGCGGGAAATGTATCTACTGCGACACCAAGGAAGAGGGAGCGCACGGCCACTGGTACACCGAGCACGGCGTAGCGTGGCCGATCTTCGCGACCTGGACCGACAGTTACAACGCGCGCATTGCGCTGTTGCGACGCCTGGCGCCGCAATATCCGGCCACGTATGGCGCCGCGCTCGATGCGAAGACAGGCCAGGACTTCATCATCCTGGTTTCGCGCAAATGGAGTACCTGGACCGAGCGCGCAGCCGCGGCGCTCGCGATCTACAACAGCCACCGTGACCTATTCACCACAGGAGACAAGCAATGAAAAAGAAGCTGAAAGCAGCACTGAAACGCGCCGGCCAGATAGCGATGATTCCGGTTCAGGCAATCGCCGGCGCCGTATTCCTTTCGCGTGGCGGAGAATAATCGGCATCCAGTAGAGTGGGAACCGCGGAGCTGGCCTGGCAGCTCCCCTGTCTCACACACTCGCGAGGTGACGAAATGGACGAACAGCAGCAGTATCAGCAGCCAGGCAGCGACCCCAATGCGCAAGGCAACAACGCGCAAGCGGACCACGCCAACCAAGGCGATCCCAACAGACAGCAGGCAGAGCTAACAACCGGCGCCGGCAACCAGCGCCAGCTCACCGACGAAGAACTGAAGAGAAACCAGGAAGCCGCGAGGCAACAGGGCGCCGGCGCGGCTTACGATCCCAACGCAGAGAATGCGGCGCGCGACGCGAACGCACTGAAGCAACGGGACCCGGCCTACGATCCCAACAACCCCAACAAGAGCGCAGCTCAGCACACCGGATTACTCGACCGCATGGAGCATGGCGTCGAGCACGCCACCGGCATGGAAGCATGGCAGCGGCACGAGCGGCGCCGGCAGGCTTTCAACGATGCGAAGGCCGGCCCGGTGGGTCAAGCCATCAACGACGTCAATGCGTTCCTCAACGCGATGCACGACTGCGACGCCGAGACGCCGGAAGAGATGCTCGCCGACAGCGACGTGCAGCAGGCAGCGGTGCGCGCGCGTAATGGGCTGAAAGTCTTCACCGGTGATACGCCTGTGACCTTCTCGAAGCCGACTTCGGACGCGCATCTCAACGTGGGCAGCGGCGGCGCCGTCACCGGCAACACCCCGGCCAACCGCGAGCGCGCGGCCGCGGTGCGCGAGCTGCACGGCGATCCTGTTCCGAAGACGGCGCAGGAACAGGCAGACGAGGAAGAGGCGGTGCCGGTCGGCGCGGTCACCAAGGTGCCGCAGCCCGACGCGCATGTAAGATAGCTGCAAACGTCAAACGGTCGAATCTAGTGCACGTCTTCGGACATCGCCAATGATCGAACCAGCGACGATCAAAACCCCCGCTGCCGCGGGGGTTTTGTTTTGTGCTACAGTTTCCGCATACACTCGTAGCATCGTGACGTGGCACCCGTAGAAAAGCCCTGGCCCCCAGCTCAGGGCTTTTCTATTTTGCGGCGCGTGATATTGATTAAAGCCATGAAGCCGAAAGCCTACGTGACCCGTGACGAGCTGGTGAAGATGCTGCGACGTGACAAAGGCAAAGAGGGACTGAAGACATACGGCCGGCGGATCGGCGTGAGTGGCACACTGGTGGGCTCGATCCTGCGCGGCGAGCGCGATCCTGGCCCCAAGGTGGCGGCCTACTTCGGTTTTCCGGTGCCGGGATATCTCAAGAGGCGGCGCGCATGAAATGTCGATGCGGCTCGCGACGCATCCGCCGGCGGCGCCCTGACTCCAAATACGTGACGTGCCGAGATTGCCATCGTAGGTGGAAGCTATGAATGACATCACGTTTGACCAAATCGCGCGAATGATTCAGCAGCCCGGCGGCGATGTCTACATGAACGCAAAGACGTGGGATGAATTTAGGCAGCGATACTGGCCTGGTCACGCGCAGGTTCCGCCGGGACCGGTGCGCGTGTGGATCGCGAGCAAAGGAAAGGACGGCCGGGACACCGTTCCTGATGGCGTATGCCTGACAGGACATCCAGGCACGTTTTATAGGGTGCGATGAAGAAAACAGATGTGGTGGAGTACATCAAGGCGTTAGAGCTGAAGCCGGGCAGCATCCTGATCATCGACGCCAACCAGTTCAACCTGGCCGATGTGTTGGATCTTAAACTGCCAGTGAACTTCCCCGTTCCGATCCTCGCCGTGGATGGGCCGCCGAGCATCGAGCGATTCACGCGGGCGGAGCTGGCGGAAGCTCTGCGCTTGCTCGACCAGGTTAGCGGCGGCTCCGCCGGCGCGAGTGGCGCTTAGGGATGCGATGGCCTTCCTCCCGCGCCTCAGAAATCTGAATCGCTTTAGCCTGCTTTTTGCTGCGCACTTTCCGGCCATGTTTGGATCCACTGCGCAGGGTTCCACGCTTGAACTTGTCCATTACCTCGCTGCTAGGCATGTGCGGACGCTCCATTCAATTCAGGTAGTGTCTGTTGGATTTGTCTAAATGTCTTGACCGAACACCCAAGTGACCACTCTAGAAGGGAGTTGAATATCTCCCGGAGGGCTGGATGGTATACCTCAGGGACGGTTTCGTATACCGACTCCCTGGCCGTAAGCAGGGGCGTTTCCGCCACCTTTGCATAGGCCAAGCACTCTTCCAAACCGTCTTCAGCTCCGATGTCCTTAGAGTGCCCAATTGCATCTTTGATGGCGCCCATCGTCCCGACGAAAATCGCCTCGATCTTGTGGTGGTATTCGATGGGAACGGTTTCAAGCACCTGCTGTTTGGTCACGTTGAGCGGATGGCGGCGGCTTAACTCGAAATAAATCGGCTTCTGATCGGCCTGCGCGGATAAGGTGTTGTCCATAACGGCCTCCGGGGAGCTGGACGGCCATAACTGCACCGCCCATGTGCGGTAGTGTAAACCGGTGCTCCCGATTATCCCGTGCGCGAGCTGCCGCCGCTTCATCGACATGAGCGAGAAAACACCGGACCAGGTGCGCGGATACCGCTGGAAAATGAAGAGAGGGCGGCCGTGCTACTGCGGGATGGAGTGCGCTGCGCGATCTCGCCGGCGGCCGCGGAAGCCATACACACGCAAGATATTCGATGAGCATCCATGCCCGGTCTGCAGGAAACCCACGCGCTATCTGCATTGCAGCCACGGATGCCGCGCGGCCGCCCGCCGGGAAAAGTTGCTCGAAGAACTCTCCCGGCACGCACGCTTCTAGCAAAAAACACAAATTGTGTGCGCGCGGCCGCAGAATGGCATCCATGCGCTCCCAACGGAACACTTACCTGCACGATCTCTTTCACGAACCGCTGTTGTGGATTTGCATGATTGTCATCACCGGTGCGCTGCTACTGGCCGGCTGCGCCCACCAGGCGGCCGCGCCGCTGCCACCCGGCGCGCTGAACACCTTTGACGCGGACAGCTACCGCACGCTGAGCGATGGGCACGCAGCCATCCAGAGCATCCAGCAGGATGTGAGTGCCGGCAAGGTGACGCTGGGCGATACCGAACGCACGGTGCTGAATAAGGCGATCACCGACGTGAACGCGGCCGATCACCTGTACAAGCTCTACCACGCGAACGGCGCCGGCGACACCACGGCGCTGAGCCAGGCTATCCAGCAAGTGGTGGGGGACCTGGCCGCGCTCTCCACCGCGTTCCCCGCGCCGGCCGCGGCGAAGTAATGCCGTTCTTCAGCGGCTACTGGATGCCGATGACAAGCAAACCAGCGGGACGGGCTAAGTACCAGCCGCCGCCGCTACCAAAGACACACAAGAGGCACTTATGACCCCAGCCTTAGTTGCTCTCATCTCGATCCTGGCTCAGGTACTCGCAGGCCTAGTTCCCCAGCTCAACCTTTCCAGCATGGAGACGGGCATCATCACCCTGGTGGAGGAGATTCTCACCCAGCTCCCCACGCTTTGGGCCGCACTGAAGTCAGGCGGCACCAAGACGGCCGAGGTGACCGCGGCGCTGGTATCCATCCAGACCGTGGCCAAAGAGGCCGCCCAGAACACCAGCTTGAGCCCGACAACCCTGGCATGGGTGGAGTCCATCGACAATGCCGCGCAGAAGGCCCTGGCGGCCGATACAGCGGCGCAGGCGAATGTGGACCCCTCTACCCTTACCGACATCCCCGCGGTTTAGCAGCGGGCGTGTATGCGAGTGCGCAAGCTGGTTTTCTGCACTGTCTGCGGCTGGTGGCGCCAGTTAGGCCACCGCTGCCGCTCCTGCGACCAGGACGAGCTCGCAGCCTGAGGAACGGACCCAATGCCTGACAATACTCACGACATCCTCGCCGCTCTTGTTAGTAAGGCGACGTGCAAACCGGGCTGGAAGTTCGACCTGGTGCGCGAGGCAGACGGCGCTGTGCGGCTGGCGATCACGGTACCGGGACCGGATTCTTACGACCCGGAATACAAGCTCACGGTGCGCCATTTCTTCCCGGTTCCGGATGCCACGTACAACGAAAAGACTTGGCGGCGCTGGATCTTCGAGCGCTGCCGCGGCGTGGAGAACCACGAGTTAGGTGAGTGGTTCAAGATCGACGGCCACCGCCCATTCGCGCCCCTCCACGGACCAGGTGAAGATCCTTACACCGTGCATGAGTTTCGCGATGAGATTGACGCCAGAACCGTACAGAACGGATCGGTCATAGGTTCCGTGTGAGGAGATGCCCACGATGCAGTTCCCGATGACACCCCAACAGTTCGCCACCCTGCAGCAGCGTGCCGGCATCCCCGCTGAAGAAACCAGCGGCATGGTGGAGCAGCAAGGCGTGAAGGCGCATTGGAGTTATCAGGATGGAATGCTGACAGCCACCATCCTCAAGAAGCCCAGGCTGGTGCCTGAGAGCTTCATCGCCGGCCGCTTTAAGAAGTGGGCCGGACTGACCTAACAAGTTTCGCCGGCGCGCCCAGGGGTTACGCTCATGGCCCCGACAGCCGCGGCGAATGACCCCCAACGGCGCGGCACCGGACTTATCAGCTCCCAGGCGATGCAGAGCCGGCCGCCGTGCCAGATGGGGTAATAAAAGGGAATTACATACTTAACTCCTTACGGGAGAGGAAGCAGGAAAAGGAAATGCTGAGACCGATGAGCAACGCAGAAATAGCCACTATTCCGCTGGCAGACCTTCAAAAAGCGGTTCTGGGGCAGGCTGCTGGACTAGCTCAGTCTGTTGAGGGCGTCCTAGGCGATCTCGCCGCACGTAATTACTGGTTTCGACTGTCTTCTGCGGCGCTGGATTTAGCAAATCGGAGCTAAAGGGACCCAGGTATATAAATCCCTAATAAAATTACCCGCCGCTGTAATCGAATCACGGCCGAAATGACAAAGGAGATGCGATGACCGATGCAGAGCTGGTGAACTATTTCACGTACCACGCGCCGAAAGGCGATCAGACAGAACGCTATCAGCGCATCCGCGAGGCGGCGCTGGTTTTCGCGCGCGTGGTGCTGGCGAACACCACGGCCAGCGCAGACCAGACCGCGGCCATCCGCAAGCTGCGCGAAGCGGTGATGACTGCCAACCAAGGCATTGCCTGCGAGCCATGAGCAATGACCCGCAAGGTATGCGACGAGCGGACCTATCTCATCGTGAACCACGCCGAATACGAAAAACTGTTTTGGGACACGAGCATCCCTGTGGGTGAGGTGCAGCGGATCGCGCTGGCGAACGGCTACATCATCCCGAAAGAGCAAGTGGGCGAGGCGTGAGCAACAAGGCGGCAAAGCGGCTGCGCCGGGAGCAACGAGCTGCCGGCGTTGAAACGAAGTGCGAGCGTCGCGCGCGCGAGCTGCGCGAGGCCTACGAGGCGGAGCAGCGGCGCAGTGAGAACGAAAGGGCGCGCCGCCATCTCCTCACCGCAGAGCAGCGCCAATACGAGGATTTAAGACTAGGGCGCGACCTGCGCGCTGTGCTGGGCATCTTCGCGATACTGCGTTAGGTTCAGGCGTCATTTGGCCACCGATGCTGGCAGCCGGCCGGAGGCTTGGCAGCGGTCGCACTTCGCTCCGCGCACCAGGCCGCATCCTTCGCACACCGGGCAGCGTGACACCATCGCCTGGCCGCGGCAGATCATGCAAGTCATTTTGCACTCGTACACCAAACGGATGACCTTGCCCCGGTTGGTTTGCTTCTTGCGCTTGGCATTGGGGCAAGGCTCGACGACGGCGACCGCGGCAGTGCTCATCGCCGGCCATCCTTGGCGAGCTGATCGGCAACGCGCGATAGCGCGCGGATGAGTTTCTTGGGCGGCCGTTTGATTGCCGGTGTCGGCAGAGCTTTCGGCTCGCGGGCTTCCATCGCTTTGATGTCCGCGAGGAAGATGGCTTCGATGCAGCTCCAGTCGCGATCATGGGAGAAGTAACACCGCTCGATGCGGTTACACAGATCTCGCAGATATTCTGGAGCGGCGTACCGCTTGAGTGGGACTTGGATTTTGCGCACGCTTCATATCCTCCGTAGTATGAGGCCGCTATCGTCACACATCGCATAGTGTGATGGGTTGCGAGGATCGGTGCAACAATGCGGCAGCGCATGGCCTCGCGAGAGCTGGCAGGCAGGGAAAGGGCAGTCCTGGTGCTCGCGGAGACGGCCCACCAAGATGTCACTCCGAGCGATTCCAGCGGGAAAGGGATTCGAATTGACCGCATCCAGATGAGCGACGGCGGCGGCGCCGTTATCGTTAGCGTTCACGTGCGATCTCCTCCGGTACGATGTAAGGCCGATAGTGGGGATTGCCGGCATTCAGGCGATTCAGCAGCAAGATGTTATTGCGGCGAAAAACAGGATCATCGTTTTGTCCTGCGCAGCCGGCGGCATAGCCGAGCTGAAGAAGCAGCGAATCGTAATCGTCGCGCGTCATGGTGATAACGATATTGCCGGCCGGCGAAAGACTCCAGCCGAGTTTCTCTTCAGTTTTCACGCGCGAAGCCTCCCAGAGAGACGGCGATAGGTGTGACCATGCCGGCAGGATCGCTGCCGAAACGGAAGTAGCGTTGCTGTGGGTCATGCTCATCGAGAAATTCAATCTCGACCATGAACGGACGATCTCCCACCAGCTTGGCATGTTGCCTGGCGATCTCCGGCAACAGGGTTTCGATTTGCGCCTCGTCCAGTTCGAGAGACTCTTCCCCAAGCAGCTCGCCGGCGACGAAGATGCGCGCGGTGATGTGTGCTTTCATGCGATGGGGCCCTTCCAGTCGGCGTTTTCCGCCCTGCGCAAGAATCCCTCTTCCGCGAAAGTACCGGCCGCCTGCACCTGGTCGCCGATCCAAGTTTCAATGCAGGCCTGTATCTCGCCGGCCAGCTCATCGGCTTTGCCAGGAACAGCGAGCAATGCCGGCTCATCTTCCAGGAATGCGCGCGCCAGTTCCAGGCACTTTGGATCAAAGGTTTTCATCGTGACACCCCGACAACAGAATGTGTTCCATGCTACTCCGCGATGCAGTGGGGGAATGGTGCATCGCGGTTTGAAAACGATGGTTCGCGTTAGGTTTGGCCTTCGATGCCGGATGCTTGGAGCAGGACATTCGCCCGCACTAGGATGGCGCGTGCAATGATCCACGCGGCCACCATTTGCAAAGTCTTCGACTCCTCCACTGCGCTGCGTATCTCGCCGCGGACCTCTTGAATCTCGCAGTCACACCGCCGGTAGTCATCTGCGTGCATTGTTTTCCTCCGTGTGTTTCTTGGCCAGTTCCAGCCGTTGAAAGCCGCGCCCGTTTGGCGCTAGAACACGCCGACCGTCCGGCGTCTCGATGTAGTAAGGGAAATTCGCTGTGGGATGGCCGCAGTGGCGGACGGTCCAGCCGGTTGGTTTGTGGATGTGAACCGTGTCGATCTTGCCGAGCGAACCAAGCACGCGCTCCCAGACCGCGGGAGCTGGGGCCGGTTTCTCATCGAGGTTGAGCGCCAAGCCGAGCTGGAGGACTGTGTTGCTCATCGGGGCCAGTCCTCTCCGCTGCCAGCCATCGCGGCATCTTCCTTGGCAATCTCTTCCATCTCGCGCTTATGTTGCCAATCGGAGATTAGTTTCATGATGGAGTCACTCACCGCCAGAGACATCCCGGCGGCTTCGAGCAGTCCAAGCACGTCCTCTTCGAGCTGGGAAGGTTCCGGGCAATTGCGAAACTGATCCTCACCCCAATTGCCAGTGATGTAGCGATCTATCGCTGAGTCCCTCATCGCATGGCCCTCACCTTGGTGTGATGAAAGAACTCCGGTTGTTTGGTTGCGGCATCGGCGAACGCAGCTTCCCAGGACTCGCCGCGGCCGAATGGATGGAAGGAGAAACTAGCGCCGTGATTGAGCGCCGTCCCCACGCAGAAAGGATGCGCCACGCCCTGGAAGAACTGCACCACCGCACCCAGCGGACCCCAGCGGCGGACTGCTTCCTGTTGTGCCTGCGCGCTGTTCATTCCGTCACCGCCGTGGCCTTGGTGATGGCCGTGTGCCCCTGCACCAGCGCGTCCCAGATGTGGCCGCTCTTTGAGGGAAAGAACGTCTTATCCAGCTCGATCAGCCGCGCCAGCAAAGCATCCATGGCTTTGTGCTGGGCTTGGCAGGCTGCGAGCAGCTCCGGAGCCCACTCGAAGAGGCGAGCGGTCGCCGCTTCCTCTTCTGCGCCCGTGCCGCCGATGATGACAGCGACCCCGCCAGGCGCGTGCTTTTTGCTGCGAATGATGTAACGCGCGCCCGTCCAGTCAGAGAGCGGCGCATCGAGAGTGACGAGATGGTACGGTCCAGGTGTGTGCGGCATTTTATTTTCCCTCTCCGATGGACTGATGACCAAAGGCCGCATCATCCCCATGCAGTGCGCGCCCGAGCTGCGCGACCAAGCAGGCGCCGGCATTCTCGCGCGATGCAGGAAAGATCAGCTGCGCGTGATACAGCTCCAGAGCCAGGGCGGCGGCCACGGCCTTTGTAACCAGGACAATTTCCCCTTGCAGGACAGCGAAGACCAAGAGGCGGCAGGCGTTGCCGGTACGGGTTTCGTTGACAACAAAGGTGGAGACGGTAGCGTTGCGCGGCAGAAGCGCCTGCAGATCGTTAAGAGACGACGGAGACATGCGGTGTGGTTTCCCTTCGCGGCGGCCAGCTTCCGAGACTTCATCAGGCCCGGCGAAACAGTGCTTGAGCGGCCGATTGACAGCGACCGCGATTTTACCCTGTAGCTCCGGCGCGACCGCGCGATGATGGCGCGCCCAGCGGTAGTTGTGGCCGTCCCAATAGAGACAGTTCAGCTTCCAGAGCTGGATGCCGTAAGTGATTTGATCGGATGTGGAAGTGGTTTGCATCGTCGCTCGCCCTCCTACAGGCGGACTGACACTGTGGCGCATTCTAAGTGGTGGAACCGTGGACTGTCTATTCAAATAGACTCGCCCGTTAGGTTGGCGGTGTTTCCTTTCGGGGTTAGAGTAACTTCCGACAGTGGCCCATCCGCCAGGACTGGCCACCGCCGCAAGCTACTGCGCGGCCAGCTTCTTCAGATAGTCATTCTTCAGGTGTTTTGCAACGGCTTCAGAGAGCGACTGAACGCCGATAGGCCCGGCGTTTCCCTTGCGCACCTGGTAAGCCCAGACGACAGAACCGTTCGCGTTGTCGATCAGCTCCACGGACACACTTGACGATCCATTCATGCCGACGCAATAGGCCAGGGCGCAGCGAGCAATCTTTGAGCCTGTAGATTCCGCTTTGGAATCGACTGCGGCAGCTCTCAGGGTGAAGACAGCATTTGCCGGTTCCGACACGATGGACACGGGAACGTCCTTTTTGACCATCGCGGCAGCGAGAGCAGTTTGAAAGCTAGGATCGGCGGCGACGAAAAGGGTTTTGTGACTCACACTTTCCTGTGAGTGTGCAGCGTGAAAGGGCATGAGGGAACAGACCAAGGCGATAGGTAACAGTAGGTGCTTTGCGTAGTTCATGGTTTCTCCGTAGTTGGCCTTGCGGCGATTGGTGCTGCATTTTGAGTGGAACGGCGCGCGATCCTAGATTGAAAACGCGCGCCGTGTTAGGTCAATCCCAATAAGGTGGTGGCTACTCCGCGAGCGGCTCTCACACGAGCTGCAACGGATCGGCCTTCAGCGCCCGGCGCAACTCCCGGTGCGCGTGCGCTGTCCATACTGTGGACGGGTCCAGCTTGATGTACCGGCTCCAGTGCGGAATGGCCTTGCGCTTCTCTCCGCTACGCTGGTAAGCCAGGGCGAGGTTGTAATGCGCGTCTGCATAGCGTGGCGCGATGGCTAGAGCCTGCCGGTAGGCTGCGATGGCCTCTGGTAGGCGCTCCAGCTCATCAAGCGCGTTGGCATAGTTGAAGAACGCCAGCGCATACGATGGATCGGCCTTGGTGGCCCGCTCATAGAGTGACAGCGCCTCCAGATACGCGCGACGGTTGTACATTGCCGTGCCCAGGTTGATAAGCGCCGAGGTGCATTGCGGGTCAAGGTTGAGCGCCGCTCTGAGTAGGTCTATCTCGGCTTCCGTGTCGCCAGCTTCCAGCCGATCTACTGCCGCACACATTAGCTTTTCCGCCTCATCCGTCCGAGCTGGGAACGGCAGTAGAGCCGCTTTGCCTTTCATTGCTTTTGCCATTGCTTTGCTCCGTCTCTCGCCTTGCGGCGGACTGGTACTCCGTTAGTGTTTGCACTCTGGCGAGTGGTAGTGGTGGACGGTTGGAGTTGGCCGCGTGCGCACCAGGTACAGCGCGCGCGCGACCAGGAAGAGTAAGGGGAGTGCCAAGAGTGGCGACATTAGGCGTACCAGCTTGAATACATCGGTTTTCCGTCC